ATCAGATGCATTTGACTCAGCTGCTTTCTTAGCTGCATCAGCAGTAGATTGAGCCGTCTGAGCTGCCTTAGTAGTAATCTCAAGCTCTTTCTTTGTGCTATACGTCTGAGAAACCTCAGTACGGAGTCCAGCAGCTGATTTGGAAATCTCAGTTTTGAGATTGCTCTCGGTAGCACTCAACTCGGACTTCTTTGTATAGTCAGCTTCCATAGTCTCTTTAACTGTGGTAATCTGACCAGTCAAATCGTCACGCAAAGTAGCCGCATCCTGCTTAACTGAGGTCATTTCTTTGTTGATCTCAGTGATCTGAGTCTTGACGTTACCGACATCCTTGTTTGCCTGAGCAGCAGAGCTTAAAGCGCTATCAGCAGTAGACTGAGCGTTGCTCGCAGCCGTATTAGCGTTAGATGCAGCCTCGTTAGCCTTTGCAGCAGAGGACTGAGCCGAATCAGCAGCAGTTGCCGCATCGTCAGCAGCCTTCTTTGCCGTATCTGCCGCAGTCTTAGCCTCAGTTGCCTTCTTTTCAACAAGAGTTACCTTGGCTTTAGTGTCGGTAGCAGTGCTAATAGCTGTGTCAGCTTTAGTCACAGCATTTTCCGCTTTGTTTACAGCCGTGTCAGCTTTCGTAGTAGCACCTGCGGCAGCGTCTGTTGCAGCGTCTGCCTTCTCTTTTGCTTCTTGAGCCTTTTTGCTGGCAGCTTCCGCTAATTTTGAAGCAGCATCAGAAGCAGATCCGATAACATCAACAGCCGAATTTATCGACGCGTTTAATCGAGTAACATAAGCGCTCTGTTGACCTGTTAAAGAATCATATGATTCGCCCAAAGTATATAGGTCATTAGTCGGATCTAACACGTCAATGTCGATAGATGACACAGTCATATACGTATCAATATTATGAGGCGCTGATCGAATTCTAACAGCTTGTCTAACTTTTAATGGAGAATACTTATCGCCCATCAGTAATGATAAGTCAATAGCTTTGACCTCGATTGTCAATGCCGGACTAGAAATTTTATTCAAATAAGCTACTGAGGCTTGATACAAATAATCGACTGTTTTAATATCGCTATTGGCATAAGTGCATTCTTTATAACCCCACTTATTTACACCAGATATAGAGTAAACCACGTCTTTCTTTTTATAGACGTTGCTGCTCCATTTACTGACTCCATCAGGGATGCTTTCAATAGTTATTGGAAGCTTTGACGAATTTCCTTCTGATCCTTCTGGCGTATAACCTGTCGGTCGAACAGCTGTGTAACATTTAGAGTAATCAGCGGTTTTGGCAAAATCCAATAGATTAACACCAAAATCTATTAGTTGATCATTCTTATCATGAATGTCCGAATATAGATTTATGATATTTTTCTCACCGTCAAACGACACAGTGATATAAGCAGATGGATAAGGAGTAAGAATTTTATCTTTTATCTCAGAGCTAACTGTCGGTGTTTGAGTAGAAGCTCGATAAATATAGTTGTTATTATCTAGAGAAGCTCCCTGATTAACGCCAACATAAAATTTCTTTTTTGTATCACAAACAGCATTATGCTGATCGATCAGCCATTGAAAATATCCGTCAATACTCGATGGCGCTAACAATCCTGGTTCAGACTCGATCGTAGAGTACGGTCTAACCATGCTATCGCTTAAATATTCGACAACACTTGTACAAGAAACGCTTAGATTGTAATAAAAATCGTCTTCGATAGTGTCAATGAAAAATTTATACGTTAGAACATTGTCTTTATATACTTTGATTATTGACGTTTTTTCGTTAAGAAGGTTGTATGCTTTGTTCGTAATCGGAATTTCAAAATCCAAATACGCAACCCCGTCAGAATTTATTTTAATCTTAGCAGAATTGAGAGAATAATAACATTCTTCTGGAATATACAAATTGTTGTCGTCAACGGTCAAAGTATACATGCTACTTCCAAACTCCGTGCATATAGATACTCAAATGGCACTGCTTCACTGGTTTGTTAGACGAAGTAGTCAAAGCGATTTTCAATCCAGTTTCGGTCCATTCGCTAGTAGCCCATACATCACCACGGTTATCAGCGGTATAGTTTACACCAACATGAAAGCCAGGTCGTCCCTTAAAAGTAACTGGCCAATTACTAATAGAAATAAAATGAGACATCCACAGCCAGTTCCAAGCAATAATCTCTTGATCGCCAGCATTATGGTCGTCAATTCCACATTCAGCACGTCCAGATTTCCACTTTCGATACCACCATTCCCCAGAGACTCCTTGCTCGACAATATAGTCCAATCCGAGTTCATCAAGAGTTTCAAAAATGGTATTCAAAGCTGTGTAGTCTACAAAATCAGCACCATTAAGCAAATTTAGGCCGAGATTTGGAGTTTTAGCCATTATAAATCCTCCATGTCGTATTCTATGAGTACATTGCTATTGAATGTGTCAACATTCTTTGTGTAATAGCCCCACGTTCTCGTGTGAGCTTCGCTCCATGTTTGATTACGCATATCAGCCCAACTAACGTTGCGCACAAACTCTGTAGCGCCTAACTTCTGATAATGAATATTATCCCAAGTAAATTTCTTTACAGAATCCCAAGTAACGCTTAAATAAGATTCGCCTTTACCAACTAAACCCCATGTTTCACTAGCCATGTTTGTCCATGTTTTTTTAGATAACGAATCCCATTTATCGCTTCGAACAGTGACATACACATTTAGATCATTCCAAGAAACTGTATAAAAACGTTTACTATTTATATACACTCTCTTTGGTCGATTGGAAACTTTAAAGCTTCTAACAATGTAGACGCCGGGTTCTAGCTGAATGTTCTGTAATATATTATTTTTGTCATAATAACTTATGATAGTACTAGAAGAAACTGAAATCTTTGGATATTCTGATTTCCTAGCAGAAGTCAACTCCAGCCATTTTCCTCCAGCACAATCCACTAGCAAGGAAGTAGATTCTCTGAACTTATATGGATCGGCATCGACCGTAATCTTGAACTGTCCGAGAAGGCCATTTGTATAAGCCTCGTGACTATAGGAATCCACAGAGAAACGTCCGTGGTAGGTATAGCCAGGATCCATTGTCATGGTGTAGTCGAACGCTCGACCATGAAGGAAGTTGCTTACCTCAGTCTTGACCTTCTCGAAATTCTTTACATCGATAACTGCAAACGTGAATTCTTGTTTACGGTTCTTGTAGGCGACATCCCCGGTAAGCGCCTCAGTCAAATCAATGACTCCGTTGCCTCCAGGAATGTCAACCGTATAAGTCTTAGGCTCAGGAGGCTCCAGCGTGTAACCGTCCAACAGAACCATCTGAAAACGAATTGACAAATCAACACCGTTTACAATTAGACGGTTGTTGGGTAAATCTGGGTAACTCACGCCAGACCTCCTCTCCTAGAAAGAACGCCAAGCTGCTGATTCATAGGCTTGGCAATGGACGAAGCAAGTTTCTTACCATCAACATACATAGCGGTCTCAGTATTCGCCACAGCATCAGTGTAGCTTCCGAGATTATCGTTGAGTTCGTTGATAGCGTTGAGAACTTGAGTGTTGGACTTCATTGTCTCAAGGTTAGACTGCTCAATAGCCGATTGCATATTACTCATGGGATTCGTAATGTTACCGACAAATCGAGTATCAACCTTAAACCGCTTATTGCTCATAGAAGCAAGGACATTGTTCGAATCAATAACCGGGCTAAGAGTCGCAGTTGCTCCGGACATAGAATCTTGCATCTTGGCGACAGCAATGTCGCCAACTGATGCGGCTGTCATACCAACTTTCTTCTTAAGAGCAATGATACCATTGATTAAGCCCTGATCAAAGAATAGACCAATCTGATGAGTCAGTTTTGATGGAGAATGCTCACCAGTAGCGTCCTTAGCCGCTTTAACAGCCCTAGCGCCCATGGAAGCAGCCGCATTAATTGCCTTGTAAGCTCCAGCATGGATGCCATCGGCCATACCCTGAGCCAGATTAATACCAATGTTGTAGAAACTACTACTATCCACCGCGGACTTGCAGGAATTCACAACATTATGAACAGCAGTAACGCAGGAAGACTTTCCGTTATTAATACCACGCTTAAGAGCGGTCATCATAGCCTTGCCAGCATTCTCGAAATTTGTATGAGAGGCTGAGCCACTAGACGTCGCCTGATTGCGCATAGCAATTATGATGTTTTTCACAGCCGTGGTTGCTGCTGCTTGCTGATTAGACATCCCGTTAGACAATGCTGTTGCAAATCCTTGAGTGACAGTGTTCGCTGCTGTAGTAAACGATTCAGAGGAATTGTTGATGGCGTTTACGACAGAATTCATCAATCCCGTAACCGCGACCGATAGAATTACTGAATTCGATGTGATGGCAGAAGCAATAGAATTAAGATTCGTTGAAACACCCTCAGCAACACCAGTAAGATCAGTCGGAATATTTTTAAGAGCAGTTGAGAAATCGGAAATTTTAGTCGCTACTCCACCAAGATCTACAGTAGATAAGGTACTCACACCAGTAGCCATTTTGCCTAAGCTCTTTGCCGCAGAACTAAACGACTCAATTGATCCAGAAGTATCATCAAAAGAATGCAAGCCATTAGCGAGGTGAGTCAGCTGAGTACCAATATTTTCCGGAACGGTAACGCCAGACCAAGCTTGCACTGAAGCTGCCATGTTCTTCAGTGGATCGTTCAAAGCTGAAATAGAAGCAGCAGAGATTCCGGAAATCAAGAATGAATTTACTCCATTACCTAAAGTTTCAAGCATTACTCCCAAATCTTGGCTTAACGTTACATTTTTCCAAGCTTTAACCGACGCTGCCATGTTCTTCAGTGGATCGTTCAAAGCTGAAATAGATCCGGCGGAAATACCGCTAAGAACAAATTGGTTAACACCTCGAGCTAGTTGACCAAGCCCAGCCTCCATGTTTTCCGGAATGGTTACGTCTTTCCACTTCTTAACGGATGAGGCCATATCGCCAAGAGGTTTTGCAGATTCTGCTAATGCACCAGCTCCCATGACGAACGTGAATTTTCCAACGCCATCCGCCAATTTTCCAAGCTGATCTCCAATTCCGTCAGGAACCGTAACACCTTCCCATTTCTTAACAGATGAAGCCATATCACCAAGAGGTTTAGCTACCGTGGAAATAGTTCCGGCACCAAAACCGCCTAACGTAAATTTCATTACGCCAGAAGCTAAACCAGCTAGCTGCGAACTTAAATCTGAAGGAACTTTTACGTCAGCCCATTTCTTAACAGAATCAGCAAGAGTTCCAAGAGGTTCAGCAATAGTAGCTATCGCCCCAGCTCCAAAACCAGAAAGAGTGTTAACTAAACCACCAAGAGCTGCGTCACCAAGAGCTCCGGCCATAGCGACAAGACCCTTATTGATCTCATCCCAAGACATCGATCCAAACTTTTGTAATGCATTAGCAAGCGAATCTAGCTGAGGGATAAGTGTATCTAACGAAAGGGCACCGAGAACTCCAGAAAGACCGGTAAGACCTTCAGCACCGCAAGCTATTACTAACTCTGCAAGAGCGCCGCCCATAGCCGTAAGACCGGCTCCAATCTCAGACCAAGACATCGATCCGAACTTCTGTAATGCGTCGGCAATAGTTCCAAGTTGAGAAGCAACTAAATCGATTCCTATAGCGCCAACTACACCAGAAAGACCACTTAAACCAGCTACCGATACAGCTGCAACCAGCTCAGCTAATGCGACGCCCATAGCAGTAAGGCCTTTGCCGATTTCTTCCCAAGAAAGATATGCGACTCGATTAAGCGCTTCGCCAATCGGTTCTAACGCTTGAGCCACTATGAGAATTGCTGCAGCACCAGCAACACCGCCAGTAAAACCGGTAAATTTGTCGACAGCAATCAAAGCAACGGACAATTCAGCAAGAGCGATTCCTATTCCCGTTAGGCCTCTACCGATCTCGCCCCAAGAGAGAGATCCAATATCGGTTAAAGCCGGAACAATAGACTTAATTGCTTGTGCTATGATGAGAATTGCAGCTGCTCCGCGAATCGACCTCTTACGTCCAGCGAATTTATCAAGAAGAACTGTAACTCCAGTCAATTCGCCAAGAAGAATCGTAATAGCGCCAACACTTTTTGCGATGTTCCCGAGTTTCATCTTACCTATCGGAACCATAGCGGAAGCTATAATCTTTATAGACGTCGCTAAAGCCAACAAAGCAACGCTAGTCTTAGCCTTAACTTTGATCTTGTTTAAAAGTCTAGAAGCTAAAACAAGATCAGCCATACAAGCTGTTATTCCGGCAATACCCTTAGCGATGGATTCTACATCCATATTGCCAATTGTCTTCATAACACCGGAAAGAATCTTAATAGACGCTGCCATGGCTATAAGAACGGCGGCGGTTTTAAGACTTCCTTCTGACATATTAGCCTTTTGCGTGAATTTGGCTAATCCAGACATTAAGACTCTAACGGAAATGAGCCCCTTTGCTATGCCTTCAATATCCAGGCCAGCAATGATCACCATAGCCTTTGCCAATTTCTTAATGGCCATCGCCATTAAAACCATTGACGCCGAAGCCTTAATAATCGACCCGGTATCTGTTCCAGCTAAGGATTTTGCAACTCGACTAACTGCTATGTTGAGTTCGGCCAACAACACACCAATGGACACAAGACCCTGTGTGAGCTGATCCTGATTAAGTTCGGACAACTTCTTCATCGAATCGACCAACATTGCGACTGACGCAGCAATGATTAACAGTTTACCGAACTTAACCGTACCGGTGAAGTCGGTTAGCGCCGTACCGACAGTCTTGAAGAATTCAGAAATATTGCTACTAATCTGCTTAAGTACAAAAACATCTTTCGATTGCTTTAAAAACCCCTTTATCGTCTCTACGAAATCTCCGAATTTGTCAGAAACTGTGACAAGATTAGCAGCTATTCCCAACAAAGAACCAGCTTTAATTCCGGAGAAAATATCATCCAACGTTACGTTATCCTTAAGCCATGTAAAACCTTCTTTTAGGCCGCCAGATAAAGAGGAGGCCAAAGTTTTAATAACATTAAGAACTGTTGTTAAGATATTCTTTGCCGTTAAAACAGTATCGGAAAAACCCTTCCAACCGGAGGACAATACCGATAAAACTTTCACAACACCTTGCGATACAGCAGTAAATACGTCAGATTTCTTAGCGGCATCGTCGATCTCAACAAGAAAATCACCAATAGCAGCCGTCATATCCAACAAGCTTGACGTAAAAACAGAAAATCCAGTAGACGAGCCAAATTGCTTAAACCCATTAGCAATAGCCATTACCGATTGTTTTCCAAGATCAAAAATAGCGAAGACACCTTTAGCAGTCCTGCCTATTTTATCAAGAGTCTTTTCAGAAGGTATCAGGTTCTTAGAGAATTTATCAATAGCCTCAGTTAACGAATATAGCTTCTCGCCGGTCATTGGCGGAAATACATCATCAAAAGAGTCTTTCACTTTGCCAACAATATCGGAAAGACCCTTAAATGCATTTGATAAAGCGTTTATTAGATGTTCGCGACCAGAAAGTTTGGTCATTTTCTTAGCGTATTCATCAATGTCAATAGAACCATTTTTGATTCCATCATCTAAAGCTATCAAAGATGCAGCTTGATCTTCAGTATACCCCTTGGCTTTTAGCTCCTCGTAACCAAGTCCACGAACCTCATCGGCCATCTTAGATATGGATTCAGATAGAATTGAAGAATCAGCCCAACCATCTTTCAATGATTTGGCGAAAGATCCATTCTTATTGATTATCTCATCTACAGAAACCCCATGCTCTCTAGCGACTTGTTTTGTGGTTTCCATAAATTTCTGCTCATCGGATATACCCTCGGATAATAACTGTTTCCATCCAGTCGATAATCCGGACGTAAGCATAGCGTTTCTGGCATTAGCTGATTCGTTAACGATCTTCGATAAAGCATCAGAAATATTGGTGAATAAATCTTTTGCCTCTTCGAAATCACCAAATATAATCTGCCAAGAATTGGTCCAACCAGAACCAAGAGCCTCTTTTAAGGTATCAATCAACTGAGAGAAAGTTTTCACCTTTGTCGCAGCATCGGCAGCAGTCTCAGCCATATTGGCAATATTCGTAGCTTCTTCTTTAGTATATCCTTGGTCTACCAAAGATTGTACAGCTCGTTCGTAGTCTTTCGCAGTATCAACATTCAAAGAGAACTGACGCAAAGTCTCGGTAAGAACTTGTGTGGTAAGCCAACCTTCGGAAAGTGACTCTCGGAATGATCCTTTAGCGGCAATAGCCGCTTTCGCTCCCGTCTTAAGATGTTCAGACGTTCGGATAAGCGCGTCTTGGAACACCTGACCGCCCATACCAGCATTAACGACTGAGTTCCAATCCATCAATTTAACTGTGCCAGTAGCGATTGCCTGTGACAACTGATACATTGCAGTACTTGCTTGCTGAGAGGTAGAACCAGACACTGCCGCCAAATTAGCAATGCCTTTGATCGAATCAACCGAAGTTTGAAGGTCCACACCAGCTGCTGTAAATGTGCCAATATTTCGCGTCATCTCGGTGAAATTATAAATGGTTTTATCAGCATAAGTATTCAGTGTACTTAAAGCATTATTAACGTCATTAAGATTCGATCCTTTGGATTGTGTGTTAGCCAAAATCGTTTGAATGGCGTTCATTTGTGTTTCGTATTCGCGAAAACCGTCAGTAATAGGCTGAATCGACAATGCGCTAATCATCGTTTTTCCAGCATTCAAAGCGGCATTCGTAATATTTTGAAGAACGGTCATTCCGATTACGCCAAGAGTGGAAAAACGATTGGAGACACTTTCAACGGCACTGATTAACGAACGCATATCAAACGAATCTGTTTTAGACTTAAGATCGTCTATGTCTTTGTTTGTACCTTTGAAATTTAATTTTCCACTAAGATCACTGAGTTTTTTAACTGCATTCTGGATATTCGATAAACTAAATACTTTATTTTTTGATTGCAACTCGTCTATCGATTTTGTAGTAGTCTTAAGGTTGATGCTCTTTTCAATACCCTTAAGATTGTTTACAGCCTTAACCAAATTCGAGGTATTAAGATTCTTAACCGATTTTTCCAAGTCTTGTATTGATCTGGACGAATCTTTGAAATTCAGACCTTTTTTCAAGTTTTCAATTGATTTTAAAGTCTGAGCTACACCTTTTTCAAAACCCTTATTATTAAATTCGAGGTTTACTACACGATTGTCTACACTGCTCATTAAGATGTAACCTCCTTCCAAATATCTTCAACCATGCTATCAAAAATCGGACGAATAGCTGGATTTATATAATCTCGTCCTTGTACGTAACCACCATTTCTTGTACCGTGTCCATATTGAAGAATCACAGCGATATTTACGCCCTTGTTGATATTGTCGTTAGTCCAATAAATGGAATTACCATAAATCTCATAACCCCAAGAACTTGAAGTTTTTCCACTGTCTATTGGAGTAGCGCTAGATAATGCCTGTACACCTATTTTGCCATATTTATCTAAGATTTTTAAATAATCTTTATTAGAGACTCTTTTCAAAAATTTCTCAATTTTCTTGAAGTCGCCAGTTTGACTTATTCGAATCCCCATGATTATCCCTTAGAATTAAGCATTGCGCGACGTTTGGCATTAAGTTCAGCATAACGACTACGTACTTCATCTTTAGACATTTTTTTGGGCGGTGCGCTTTTTTGCGAACATACGTTGATCAACGTTAAGAGTCTATTGAAATGCCATTTTTCGCATTCAAACGGAATATTTAAAGCAGTCATATAGTAATATATGACTTCGTTTGTTATAAAAGACTCACTTCCATGTTTAACATTAACGTCTTTTATAACAGTCGCAGTCATTGGCGCGTTTATATATGAAATAATAGTGTTATAGGCAGAGGTATCAATAAGATCATAAATTGTATCAGAAACATTCTTGTTGATAGTCATGCATTTTATGTATTCTATCATTTCGTCGTAAGAATGCTCTGATTCAATAATAAACGGTTTACAAAATTTAGATTCCCATTTGGAAATCGAAAGAAGCGAATGCTCGAGAATAAGCGTTCCGCCTTTGATTGTCACGAATTCATTGGTTTCATCATTAAAAAACTCAGAATCCGAAATTTCAATCTCGAGCATTCGTCTTCACCTCTTTGAGTTATCTATGCCTATTTGACTACACGAAAACCATCGATCAAAGCTTTCTTATTTGGATCTTTCTTAACGTCGGCAACTACCGCATTTACAAAATCGGCCGCAACCGTTCCGTCCTTATCCGAAAGAAGTTCAAGCATAAGATTAGAAAATGCCTCAGTCTGCATAAACGCCTCTGAGAGCTCTTTCGACTTAATGAATCGTCGACCATCGTCAGACTTTTCGCCATAGCATCGAGCGATAAAATCAGACCAAATATTCCAAAGCTTTACGTTATCTTCAGTTTCGACAGCTTTTATGATGAACGCTTCAACGCCTCCGCGTTCGCTATTGATATATCCCAAAGTTTCGGCGTTACTAAGATTAAAGTAAAAATCCTCAGTTCGCTCTACTCCGTTATAATCGACATACGTAATAGACTTCTTAAGCATAGTAATAACTCCTTAAAAGATTACTTCCATTTTGACTAAATTACAGACTTTTCAGTATTCTTGGTAGACATGTCAGAAAGCGATACTGCCTCGGCCGCACCAAGAGTAGTGATAATGGTCTGAGGATCGGGAAGAGATGCGTCAGCCGTCTCGGAACCATAAAGGATCTTCTCAAGAGCAGCAAGCTTCTCGGGATCAGCGTAACGAGAATCAATCATCATGCTAGCAGTAGGCTTGAAGCCAGCGATGGACACCGGAGTGGTTGTGCACTCCCAAGAAAGAGTCATAGCATCGGGAGAATCATTAACAGTCTCATAAGCCTTCTCAGAAGGAGAGGCGGTGCAACCGTAATAGATGTGAAGTCGATAAGCAAGCTCAGAATCAACATCATTACCGATACGAGAACGATAGCAGAAACCGAAAGAATTACGAGTCTGCTGACCAATGTAGGCGCCCTTGGCAACCTGACGAGAACCGTCACAGGCCGCAAACTCATCAGGATAGGTATAAGCCTCAATAGTGAAACCAAGAGTCTCAGCCGAACGCATAACGGCATACTTGCCATTATCAGCGTACAGATCAGTAGGCTCGGCGCCATCAGGGGACTCCGTAACCGCCGTCAAACCATTCCACGCAACGCCGGTCGTATAACCAGAAGTGGTCTTAGGATACAGAACACCTCGGTCAGTGCCATTCTCAAAGAAACGCTTGCCATCATCGTCCCAAGAAAGGGTCTTAGAAGCCATATGTTTCCTCCTTAATAATAAAGATTAAAAATGTCATGATGTAAATTGTCTGACGTATAATGACGATCATACGTACACATAGGCAATTTTGCAAGTTTATCCATTATCCGTGAGCTAACATCTGGATCTTTAGAAATAACCGTTAGCTGATAACGCTTTGTGAAACGATAGCCAAAGTTATTAGCGAAATCGGTATCACCGCTAGATCGCTGATAGATAATACATGGATAATGGATTTGTTTAGACTCTGGCGGATCGAAGTAAACATAATCAGAACCGAGAATCTCGTGCAAGACCTTGCTTAGCTCGTTTCGATTGTTACTCATTATAAATACCACCAAGAGTAAGAATAAGACGGGGAGGCTGGACCTCAACAGAAATTACTTTCCAGTTACTCCCCATCCAAGAAGCATACCGAATGGCAAAGAAGTTCTCATTAGCATAAGCGTCAGCAACAATGCTAATCGAATTATTAACAACAACCTTGTCATTAATAAACTCAGTTCCGTCGAGACGACGAACGTTACGAGTCACATCCCCATAATAATTACGTTCAGTGATCTCTTCCGTCCAAACGTCAGGAGAACTCTCCACACTAGAGGCGAATCCAATAGCGCCATAATACTTTGTCATTCGTCACTCCCATTTTGATTAATTCTACTCAGCGGAAGAATCAAAAGTCTCAACCGAGATAGCAGCATAAGGCTTAATCAGAGCGCCAGAGCAACGAGTCTCGATCAGATACTTCTGCTGGTTGTAGTCGATGTCGAAGTCGTCAAACATGGACACGGCGCCGCCCTTGTCAGCACCAACGTTGTAGTCCTTAAGGTTGACAATGAGACCAACAAGATTAAGATCCTTGGTAGCGGAAGCAGCCACGTCGCCCTTGCTAGTGTCGCCCTTGCGAGTCTGGCCCTCCATGACCTCAACGGTCACGATGTCGGAAACACGCAGACGGTTAGCCAGCTCATCCTTCGTCTTATACTTAACGTCACCGATCTGATTCTCAAGGAGAAGCATATCGGTAAGAACATCCTCGGTGGTATAGAACACCGGGTTGCCAGAACCCTTATAATTCTTACGAGCACGGATAATAGCCTTAATAATAGCCTCAGTCTTAGCTTCCTCAGTGGTCATACCCTTAGTGTCAACCTGGGCACGGATGGTATAGAAAGTATCATCCTGCCAAACAGGTCGAATGTTAGTCGGGAAGATACGATCATCGGAGGAATCGGATCGACCGTCGCCGATAAGAACAGCACGAGCAATTTCCTCATCCAGCATCATGCGCATCTCACCCTTGACCCAGGCCACGACATCGAACTCAGTAATATCGATAACGTCGTCTCGATCAAACTTCTGCTTCTTATAAATGGTCTGCGGGGTAGTGGTACGCTTAAGAAGAGTAAAGACTTCCTCAAGCTTCTTCTTACCCTTAGTATAACCTCGAGCACGCGCCTCGTCAGCAGTGATATTTGCGAACACGGACTTGATTCGGGAGAACGGAGTGTGCGAGACACTGTTCATTACGACCTTGACCCAGTCCATATTGCGGGAAACAAATGCGGGAGGAGTGTTAAGGCTCTTGAAATCGGGAAACAAGGTATCGATCTGATCGATGCCGTAGGTTGCCTTACCATGCTCAAGATAATCAGCATAGCTAACATCCTCAAGACCATGCTGCATCACCGAGTCACGCAAAGAACCGCAACGCTTTGCGTCTCGAAGAATCTCATCAAAATCAATAGAATGAGCCATGGTGTCATCCTCATCCTCAAAAGCATTATGCTTCATATTATCCTCACTTTCGGTATCAATATCACCGCTGGCAGCCTGACCAACCAAATAATAAAGTACGTTCTTCTGATCCTCGGTCATAGAATCAATGACATCCTGAACAGTCTTCTCGTTAGATCCGGTATTATCTGCCATATCTTTTTCCTTTTCATCAGTTTTGTCAGCATGAGTAATACTGACATCAGTTTCATCATCCGACGAATCGAAAGAATCCTCAGAATCATCCTTATCATCAGAATGATAAATTACGGGATTACTGTTAAGATTAAAGCAAATCTCAGCATCCTCGGTCTCTTCATTCTCATCAGAATGAACCATTACCGTATCAATATATGCCCCGGGATTAGCCCCAGCAAGAACTAAACTGACTTCACGAATAGCACCGTGAATAACGTTAGCGCCATCCTGCTTAAGCTTGTTAGCATAAATAGACAGCGCCTTAACATCGCCATTCTTAACAAGTTCTTTAGCATTTAAACCCGAAGGAGTACTATTAAACAATCCGTAAGCATATACGCCATCGTCTCGGTTCTCAAGCATAGCATGACCTAAAACGTTGTCCGGAGACATATGATCGTGCTGCCAAACCAAAGGCACTTTCTTATGATCATTATCCTTGAACGCGTCGCGCATAATGATACGACCATCAGAGCACTTAATATTGTTACGGGTAGCATAGCCAGAAAAATCATACTTCATACGGTTCCTCCTTTACATTTGTAGTTTCTTTACAATACATATAAATAGAATTATCGAGCAAGTATTATATCTTTACTGATAACTTCCATTTTGATTTTCGACATCCGATACGTCATTGGGATAGTAATCGGACTCCGATCCATAATTAGCATTGGGATCGATAAGATTCTTATTACGAAGCTCATCAGCACTAGGCTCTTCAGAAGGTTTAAATCCAAGAGCTGTACGGAACTCATTACCTGTAAGAACCTCGTTACGACTAAACGAATCTACCATCTGAGAAATCTGGGTCACCGTCATGTACTTAAATGGATCTTGGAACGTCATAATCTGCTGATTCCGAGTTCGAGCAGTCTTTGTCAAGAATTTACAATTCATAGCATCACGAATTGCTTTAACGACTGGTGCGACTGTTCGCTGATAATAATTGTTCATCGTAGAATCAGTAGCTGTACCATTAAGCACTGTAACGTCAAGACTCAACTGAGAATATAACTGATCAGTAAGTGTCTTAATCTGCTCAGGAAGAGTATTCTCAACAGAACGATTAAGTTGGATAAACTTTTCCGTAGCATCAATATATGCGACACCATACTTGGAATTCTCGAGCTGGTCTTCAAGAGAACGCTTACGATCTTCGGCGCGCTTCTTTTGGGATTCATTACGAATCGTATATGGCAACTGAACGATAGCATCTAGCTTAGACGAGTTAGCCTTTGCGTCGGCATCGTCGAGAAGTTTGAGCTTATAAACGAGTCGCTTCAAAGTAGAATTAGGCTCATTCATAACAGCATAAAACGGATTCTCAACAATAGCTACCGATGACTTAGGCATGGTGATTTGCTGTTTAATTCCTGAATTATCGTTATAAACTTCAAGATCGACATGCTTTGGATGCCAACCAACGATCTTTCCTCGTCGCATAGAATTGATGTCGTAAGACCCCGTAACAAATGGGTCCAACGTCGTATCAATTGGAACGATTGCGATACATCCTTCTTCTAGAAGAGAATAAGCGATGTCGGCCATAAAAGCAGTTGCAGTCTGATCAAGATTTGCCTCTTCGTTAAGGCAATAATTTAAACCAGAATTAATCTCTTCTTTGTAACGCTTATTCTCGTCAACGAGAACATGCATAAAAGTCGTAGCTGCAACGTCAACGGCTATTCGATTGTAAATAGCGTTAATGATGGTACGCTCAGAACCAATAGATATCCCAACACGATCCGGCCGATAACCGTAAGAAGACCCAACAGACGTAGAATACCGATAGTCAGTCGTCTCTTGATTACTAAAAGCATTCCAGGCATGTTGAAGCCTTGTCCTAAAAGATTCAGCCATAGAATCACCTGACGACATAATAACCGACCTTGGCGGCGGTTTTTGCTACTCTAGCGGCATTTGCAGTTGTTAGAATATTTTTTCCGACACCAACCCAGGGATTCTTGCTTAATGCATAAATACCTGCTGCCGTCGCTCCAACCGCGATGATCTTCTTAGAAACGGCGATTCCTTTATCGATTCCTTTTGGATTTAACCGTTTATAATTTTGCTCAAGATTCATTCGTTTGTTTAGTTTATTAAGTTCAGCGTTCGATAACTGCTTGTAATTCTTTTTTCGTAAAGGTTCTGACTCTAAATAATCTTTAGAATAAGTTGCTCTGCGTTTTTGACGTCTGCTTTTCTTTGATCCGGACGATACCGGTTTTCTCCGTACGCCCCACTTCATACCTGGGACACCGTAGTGCATGAGGTAGTCTGGATAAACATACATGTAAAAACCACCTCCTAATAAATATACGTAAGAATCTTCTTACCGACTTTAGCGTATCGAATAACATCATCTGAGGAAATCGAAGTATTTAAAACTCCATATTTATTCGCTAAATATAAACCTCCACCGACGGCTGCTGTCGTTGCAGCAGCTTTAGCTGACATCGTTAAACCTCGTTTGACAGCTGCTATTTTGCGACTTCGATTAGCTCCTACTTCTGGGGCTTTTCGAGCCTTAGCTCGTTCAATATCATGTTTAGACATTAGATCTGAATATTGACGTTTAAGCTGCTTATTATTCGGATCGGCATCAAGCTGCTTCTTAACTTTTTTAGCAGCGCTTAAATATTTTCGGGAAGCATCTTTTCCTACTTCTCCACGAATAGTACCTTTTCGATAAGTAGTATTTTTACGAAGAGCTTTCTTATAAGCTTTCTTACTACTCTTATAAGCAGATTTTGTTTGCTTATTTCGATTAGATTCATACGCCATACGATTGGTATTCATTGATTTGCCAAGATCGATAGCATTTTCCTTCTTTTTGGAATTGCTATTCCAATTCTTAAAACCAGCGTCCACTTTGTCATTTTGACGACGAGCCATAGCAGCACGTACACTAGTAGAAGAATAATCTTTCTTTCTCACGCCCCACTTCATACCTGAGATGCCGTAGTGCATGAGATAATCTGGATATTGGTACATCTTAGTTACCTCTCTATTCAAAGGAATCTCGATTAAGCTTAAATGCTACATATGCATCAAGCATTGCTGCTACCGAGTCGATCTTATCTTGATGGCGCTTCTTATACAGCTTACGATTACCGTTAGTATCTTCCAAAGCAATTGCATTGCCCATACAGAATTCCATCAAAGATTCGTCGAACAACAAAGCTCGATTCTCGGCAAGTTTCTTCAACTCACCAAGAGGAACCGACTCCGTCTTAACACCTTGAATTACTTTCTCGATGCCAAACGGACCGTTCTCGGTAGCCCATCGGTTAACAAATTCCTTTGCGTTATATGGGTCATAACCAAAAGAAGTAACGTCATATTCGTTATCTGCAATATACTGATCTAGATCGTTATAGACTTCATTCATGTCTAAAGCGACGCAATCGAGAACCATCAAAGAACCTTCTCGTAAGAAATCTTCGTACTTGATCCTTGTCGCAGGAGTAAGTTTAGCCATTGTGTCTGAAGAAATGTAGCACCGAGTCTTAATTCCGTATTTTTCTCGAGGAAGAGGAAACAAGAATGTAAACGCACAGAAGTCGTCGCCCTGAGAGAGATCTGCTCCCATAGAGCATTGCATCTGCCAGAAATTTCGTGGCTTATGAGGTAGAGTTTCTTCGTAAGTGAAGAAATATGTGTAGCCCTCCATAGGAATTCCGAAACGCTTAGCAAGAATATCGTTTCGTGTAGAGGGAGCCTTCTCAGCGCGCTCAACATCAAGCTGGTAAGTCTCATAAGAAACAGTCTTACCAATGTTGGGAGCGGCCTTCATCCACATAGAAGGATCTGCCACTTCTTCAATGCTGTCAAGTTTGTAATACCAAATGGACACGTGTGGATTCTCATACTCGCCTTTGAGTATGTCCATCAATTCCATTTTGATTGTATCACCGGCACCATTACGAACTGTACCCTCAGAAGAGATGGCAAGAATCAAGTAATCGTCATTCTTAGATGCGCCTTGTTCCAAAGCGCCAATTACGTCTTCTCTAACATCGCAAGAAAGCCATTCGTCAATCGAAGAGAACTTTGGCTTAGCTCCCTGAACCTTTTCGATCGACATCGGTCGAGCTTCAATGATAGAGTTTGTCAAGAAATTCTCAATACCCTTCTTGGTGGATGAGAGTTTCTTGCGATCGGCCAAACTTCCAGCGGTATTAGCCAGATTACCATCAGTTAGAAATTGAAATAATGGACCTTTGGCTCTGGTGATTGCCGTTCGAATAGGACTAAGTGTTTCTTCAGTCTGTGTGATTGTTGGAGCCATAACAATCTGCTGAGTAGTAGAAGTGTCAACTGTGAGATAATATCCTTGCATACAAGCAGCATACATTGACTTAGCCGAGCCACGAGAAACGATCAAATACTGCTTATTGACAAGACGCTTCTTTATTCGTTTCTTTACATAAACTCCACCATGGTTATCAGGACCAGGTTGATAAACGGTTCGATCTACGAAATAAAACCAACTAAGAGCATCTTCGGCCCAAAGTTTGAAGGTATCTAGTAACTTAAGATCGCTACCATCAGTAAGAGTTAGCTCATTCTCGCAAAAATGCACAAAACCATTAATGGCTTTGTCATCGTAGTACAATCCTGGATCTCGGATCATATTATCAATTCGGTTCATCTGCATGGAGATCTCTCGACAAACAGGAATCTCTCCTCGAATTACAGCATCACGAAATTTGCCATAATAAATTGGAGTAGCCGAATTAGAAAGACTCATGCGGAATCACCTCCATAGACAAGTATCATTCGGTCTGCGTATAACTGGATCGGACGGAAGTAGATTTACATTCCCATAATGAATGGCTTCGTGAGTATTAAGTGAACAACAAATAAGATTGTTTAAATCGAAGATTAGTGGAGAACCAGTTTCTATGTCTTCAGCGGTTATCGGATTGATGTGATGAATCAAAAGCCTATTTTGAATTTCAAAACCAGCTACAGCCAAATCGCATCCGTTATCACGAAGTATTACCTGACGTCGTATTCGTTTCCATTCATCCGAGGTATACAGTGCTTGGTTTAAGTATCGACTCCAACCAAAAGTATCCTCTCCAACTTTGCCATCGAGTCTTAGATACTCGTAGCGTTCTTCAAAGGATGGAATCTCGATAAGTTCCGAGTAAGTTCTAATACTCATCGATTATCTCTCCATCATCAGCGCCAGAATAATCACGCATCGCTTCAAGAACCTTCTGATAGAACTCCTCTGAACGCTTCTGAGACTCAAGATTAGCAGTCTTAGCTTTAAGAAGTCGATTCTCTTCCTGAAGTTTCTCGTTCTCGAGTTTTGCCTTGGCTGTTCCGAGTTTTAAGTAGTGAACCACAATCTGAGGAGACGCCGTGCCATCAAGAATCTTGCGTTCTGCTAAATCAGTAGCTTCAGCAATTAAACGATTCTCTTGTTCTTCAGGAGTCAAGGCCGGTTTTACTTGCCTTTTACTCTTTGCCACGTAACTCACCTCATACTTTCTTAGTTAATCGTAAGCTTACTCATGGAGAACCTCTAGAGTTTCCAGATACTTTTCAGTACCCTCTTGAAAGGAGCCAGGGGTCACCACATCCCTGTTTAGTTGTGAAAGACCAGAGGCCCTCTGTGAGTAAGCTTAGAAATAATTAAGACCTTGCGGGAGTTGGTCCATTTTGATTATTGTAATGTGAGCCGAGACCTTCAGATCCATACGGATGCCTTGCTCGACCATTCATTTTGAAGAAGCAGATTTGTCCGATCTTCATTCCTCGCTTAATCCAAATGGGAAAGCGATTCTCGTTCTTCATTTCAAGTGTGATCTGACCAGAGAAACCAGCGTCAATAAAACCTGCCGTAACATGGGTGGTGAGTCCAAGACGGCCTAGAGAAGACTTTCCCTCAAATCGGCCGGCAATGTCATCCGGCATGTTTACTGTCTCTTGCGTTGAAGCAATGATAAACTGATTCGGCTGAAGAACATAGATCTCATCTTTGAGAGTAGAAAGATCGATCGATTGGTAATCAATACCATGAACTTGCTTGTCATAAGCCGTAATAAATGCATCGGGCGGACACGAATTCGATGCAAACTCGAACGTTAGTAGATCTTTATCGAGAGTCAAGTCATAACTACAAGGCTGAAGTTGATTCTCGTTAAAAGGAACAATCAAATTCTTGTACTGGGACTTAAACTTGATTGCTGTATCTTCAAGTAGCATTTGGTTTACTCCTTATAAACTTAACGACGCTTAATTGCATCTTTATATGCTTGCTTAGCTAATTCTCGGTCATTAATATACTGCTGACCACTCTTCTTTAGAGCAGATTTCTTTTCAGCAGAAGCCTTCTCGTAAGAATCAGCATACTTAGCAATAATTTTAGCTTCAGAATTTGTAAACGATTCTGAGTTTTTAGCCAGAGCGCTATCGCGAGCAGAAGCTAAACCTCGAGCGGTACTCTCATGTTTCTCTGCTTTACTGATATACTCTTTTCCAAAGTAGGTATCACGACCCCAGAAATCGGCAGTATCGTAATGCTCTTTTGCTTTATCTTTATGCTTCTCGATTTGTTCGTTGTAGTATTCGTTCGTTTGATCTGCAATACGTTTATGTTTCTCTTTGTTTGAACTCAAAGCGGCCTCTCGACCGGCAACCTGAGATTTAAATTTCTTCTTAATTGCTCGATCTCGGGCATCTCGATCAGACGATGCTTTACGATAGGCTTCTTTACGAGACTTACGCGCTGCTTTCTTTTGAGCGTGTCGCACACCCCACTTCATACCTGGGATGCCGTAGTGCATGAGATAATCTGGATATTGGTACATTTGTGGTTACCCCCCCCCACCCCTGAATAATTCAGGAAATGTTAAGAAATGGTGCCGGAAGTGGGATTCGAACCCACAAGTCAAATATGACGAGAGGTTTTAAGTCTCCTGCGTATGCCGATTCCGCCATTCCGGCTAAAAAAGTTTTCAGAAAAAATCCCGCTGGGGAAAAATAAAAGAGGCCGGCGATGTGGGGAGGGGGTAGTTTCGCGAGAGACCCCTCCCTCCCCGGTAAGACAATATAAAATGTCTTATTTTTGTGTAGAATCCGTCACTTTTTTATAAAAACCATCAGGATTCATACTAATAATCTCATCGATAGCCGCCTGGATGGCTAGGTCTTGATCATTCTTTGATAGATCATCACTAGTCTTAGCTATTCGAGCCACATAACCAGAAGTACAATAGCCTTTCGACTCATCATACTCATACCAATCATCGAACTGTGTGATAGGATTGAAAGGATTGTCAACAGTAGTAAGCATCACCATGTCATTCTCCTTTCTATCCTTGTAGTACGTTGTTGATAGTGCTAGTAGACACACCAACAGCATCTGCTATCTCAGCAAGTGTGTACCCACGACTCTCAAGAACCTTGATCCTTGACTCTTGTGCTGGTGTAACACCACGCATTTCACGAGGCATAGCTAACTGCTTTAGTACATCAAGGTCTGAGTTCTGTACAATAGACTTAAGCTTATTGGTAGAGATAGCACCAGCCTGAATAGCTTCCCATTCTTTAGGCTCTATCTTAATCTGTTGCTTAGAAGCACCCGTCTGTAAGCGGGCCTCTGTTAAGCACCTACCTTTAAGCTTCTTTAAATCATCCGAATCCATATCAGGATTTGCTGCATATACATTCTTAACCTTAGCATTAGCTATAAGCTGGGCCTTACGCTCAAGGGGCCTATTCTTCAATGCTATATTTAGCTTAGAATTTAAAGAATCTACTTGATCTTTATATTTTACATGCGCTTCTTTTGAATATGGAATATAATCGGTAGACCTGGATTCGGCTCGTGCTTTATTAGCCAGGGCCTTTAATTTATTGGCGTGTTCAGAATATACAGTCTCGATTAAATATCCTGAAGAGAGAGTGTTTGCATCAGAAGTCTCGGCCATTTTTGTGGATTTGGAAATACGTTTGACTTCTTTTCCAGTCTTCTTAGAAATATAAGTTTCGCCGGTTTCGCGATATATCTTTTCGCCTTTAGAATATCGCTTCTTCTCATCATCAGTCATATATTTTGTGTTCGTTAACTCTTTACGAACTGGAACATATGCTGTAGCACTGGCCCTAGAAATAATCGTAGAAGCTCCGCGATTACTTCCACCTTGATATTTCTTTTTCAACTCAGCAATATTATTATCGATAGCTGATTGTTTGTAATTAAGATTATGTTTCTCAGCATCAATAATAACCATTGAATGACGAACAGCACGAGCCAACTCATCCGGCGTAGCACCTTTGATGGTCATGTCTGTAATAAGATTTGAAACATTACCCATCTGTTGCTGTTTATTAAAACCAGAACCCTTTACTTCGGGCATACCAGGATATGCTTTATAGTCTCGTTGAGGGTCGAAGTCTTTTAACCCATCCAAGGGCTTAGATGTTTTGATTTTAGCAGTACTTGTAGGAATAACAAGAACCGTATCGCCATCAAAGTCTGCTCCCGATAATCGCTCAGCCACTTTGGCGTTAATACCAATTGCATCTTGAGCATTATGAAGTGTCTTCTTGGCGTCTGGAACTTTATTGTTCACCTTAAGCCGAGGGATCTCAAACGTTCCACCATGAGGATATCGAATTAATACGACTTCTTCACCATCACGAAATGATGGAGCATAAACTTCGTTTTCTTTCATCGAAGGAAACGGAAGAATAACCTTTGATGCTTGACGAGGAAGACCAGCAGCCTTGAGATGGACTGATGCAGAATCGCATCCATCTGCGAATTTATCAAGAAGTTGCTGGCGAATAACAGGATTCTCGAGTTTCATAATACTATCAAACTCATCCTGCTTAAGATCATAAGCCAGTTTTAATTGCTTCTTAGCCAGCATAGGACTTTGCTTGGATAACATCTGCGAAGATAAGCTCTTTCGCCAGGTATTCCAATCGCCTTCCTCGTTTACAATATTAATTGCCGATTGCTGACGCTTTCCGTTCTTGTCGGTATAATATCGCTGAGCAAGAATAAGCTCTCGTTCACCTTTGATAGTTGCTCCGAAAGGATTATCCTGATCTTTCTTCATAGGCTTTAGGACTGAATTATCCTTTTCACCAAGCATGGGAGTACCTTTTGCCTTGTTAGTGTTAAATATAATGTCAACACCATCTGGCATATCATCGCGATACATCGCCATGCCCTTTAAATAATGGGTACCATCTACAGCGATTCGAACCTGAGCATACTTGGCTTTACCCAAAGAAATATCATCTACTCCTCGACGAAGTTCGATAACACCATCTTTGTCTTTTCCTCCTTCTTCGGCATAATTAATTTTTATGCGTTTAGAGGAAATACTAACAGGCTTTCCGATTTTATCAATGGTTCGGCCTTTATCTTCAGAATGAAATCCGGGAAACTCAATATCAGCTTTATGGTTCCATACTTCAGAATATGTAGTATCAGGAGGAGCTAGAACCTTGATGGAGGTCTTATGACCGGTTCCAAGTTGTTCTGTCTGAATATAATGAACGGTATAACCCTCATCTTTCAGCATCTTAACGGCATTATCGAGAGCGGTACGAGAAATACCCATTTGATTCTCAACGCCACCGCCAATATCAATATATTTCTTATCATCCACAGCACTCTTTAAAGCTTTTGCTGTGTTTTTAGAAATACTTGATCGCTCGGCAATATCCTCATCCATCCAGCTGCGAACAGTAGATTCGTTAACACCCATTCGTTTACCAATAGCGGTGTTAGAATATCCCTTATCCTTTAGCCTAAGAGCCTCAGCACGATTTGCTGCACGAACTTCATTCTTTGCATTAGAATATGCTGATTTATACTCTCGAGTACTCATGCCGAATGACTCAGCAATTTCTTTATCAGACATGCCTTGGCTTTTTAGCTGTTTGGCCATCCCATAAAGACCAGTGGATGATTGATATGGATTCTCGCCACTACCCCAAGGATATCGACCAGAATGTCGAGGAGTACCATAATGCATTAATTCGTCATCGTTCATTATTCCTCCTCTTGCTTGAGTTCTTCAATGCGCTGATCGAACAAAATAATCTTGTCTTCGATGTGGAAAATATCATCAGGATCTGGATTGTGTACCAGAACTTCATTTGATTGATAAATCCTCAACTCCATCTGAATATCATTTGGCTTTACGTCATACTCTAGACAGAATAGAGCCGCATAGATCTCCAACTGAACCATAGAAACTTTTGATCTACCAGTTTTCAAATCATGAATCCTTAAAAGATCCTTCTTGAAAGAAAGAGCATCAGCCGTTCCAAAAGCATTATTGGAATACTTAAGAACCAACTCGGGAGTCATCTTATAACCAATAGCATCGTTAACATACATGTTAATAGTTTGCTTATTATCTGGAAGTCGAACTCCCAACTTAATAGCTTCACAAGCAAACTCATGAAGTTTAGTTCCTCGAGCTGCAGCCAGCAAATTAGAATATACTCGAATCAACTTGCCTTCATCATAGTTAACCCAAGCGTGCTGACTTGCACTAAGAAAAGCATGTTTACCCTCAAGATCGTAATGCTTGTTGAAGTTCATTCAAAATATCCTCTCTATTCTCAGGGTATATGAATGCCGCATAAGACATCTTGCCTAGAAGGTCAACATAATATTCCTGATTAGGTCTATGCGATGCTTTTTCGGTTCGTTTACATTCAAGCATTGCCCATCGGTCGTTAAACAAAATAAGAAGATCAGGAATCCCTTGAATATAGTTTGCATCGTTCTTTAAAACCATGCACCCAGGAAACAGTATCTTCAAATCTTTTATGAGTTGTGCTTGAAAGGAATTTTCTTTTGGCATAAAAAACCTTTCAGAAAAATAGAAGGAGCAGATTTAGCCCCTAGGCGTATTCTACTCCTTCTATTATAGCATGTTATTTTTACGCGAGCCTCATACGCCAAGAAATTTCTTTTCGTTAAACGTTTTCTTATTCATCAACGTCTTGAATATCGCCGAGTCAATGCTAGATCTTGATCGAAGACGATAGTAGTACAAATCAAAATATGGAGTATTCATTCGGTCTATTCGACCAGACGCTTGTTCCATGATTTTATAAGAATAATTCAACGAATAGAAAATAACAACATTGGTCTTTATACAATTCCATCCTTCTGCACCGGCCGTGTATTGAACCAAATATACCCAACGGTCTCCTTCTGGAATCGATTGGTGATTGTGCCCGTTCCATTCGCCCCAAGAAATATGGTTCTCGAAGCACATAGCTCGAAGCATATCTAACTCGTAATCAAAGTTGTAAAAAATAATAGCTTTTGGATTCTTCACCAACAAAGATATAACTTGTTCAATTCTAGCAGAATCTGAATTCACCGCTTTTCGCATAGAATAACAAACTTCGCTAATATCTTTTATTGGGCGATCTTCAAATGGATTCCATCGATCTTTACTTATGACAGAATATAGATTTTCATCATAAGGGACAAACACATCGATCATATGCCTAACGGTATGCTTCTTAAAAGGCATCTCAACCGTTATAGAATCTCTATGCTTTTCAAGCCTTCGACAATCTACGTATCTATCGATCTTAGGATACTTCGTAAAACGATTAAAGACTGCGTGCTGACGAAGAAAATCTGTTCGATTCTTATAAAAGCCATTTGCCACAAACACTGGGATATAATCAGACCAAGTGTCTCCAGGAGTAGCAGAAAGTAAAATCCAATGATTATTCTTAGCGATTTTAAGAAAAGCTTTTACCCAAGTACCGCTACCAACCACTCTCTGTTCGTCGAATATAAAGAAAGCATCTTTTACATCTTGATACTTTTTTACATTGTTCCAACTATCTACAACGAAGTTCATGGAATATGGAGAATCCTTCTTGCCTATCAAAAAAGGTAAGCATTCATCTTCCCACTCTAAAGTGTCTCGTTTGCGAGCTGTGGTGATAATATATAAATCTTTTGGTTTCGTCATCGATGATAACTCGCCATCAGAAGATATGTTACCACCACACTCTTGGCAAAAATAATAGGCTATGGCAGTTCTGGACTTACCGGACCCGACCCCACCGCAAAGGATGGAGCCAGGCCTCAGTTCGTTTATCGCTTTTCTTTGATGAGGATATAAATTAATCCTCATTGCCATCGCAAAGATCAGAATACTTATCGGCAAACTCGTCCTCATCGAGAGTGACATACATGGCCTTGACATAAGCCTTTACGCCATGCTTGCCGTTAACCTCCCAATTGTAAGGACGAATGATAAGATCGACGTTAGAGATATCAGCCCAATCGAGAATATCAACAGTCTCTGAAGTAAGTCGAGTCTTATTGCGAGAAGTGACGGTATAAATGTTAGGCGGAATAACGTCGAAGCTCACAGACACCTGCAAATATGCAAACGGAGTATCCTGAGGATCACGAGGCTCACGCCACTTGACAGCCCAACCATCGCGCTCAAGCTCATGAGCGATATCCTCATCAAGCTGAACACAGAAATTACGCTTTCCCTGTGCATTATACTGAGAAGGCTTTCCCTCAAAGTTACGCCACATAATATGCGCGTTCTCGATAGAAATGTTATTGGTGACTCGGTTCTGGTTATTCATAGCAAAGTCCTTTCAAAATTATTTCATCAAAATAAGTACACTTTTAATGGTTAGCAAAGAAACAAACAAGGCTGTGCCATACGACATAACCCAATCGATACCCAAGCAAATGCAAACCAAATATGTACCAAAAGTACAAATCAACCAACACACAGCAAGCATGATCACTACTGCGAAGATCATAGCTGTAAACGATGTGCTATTGTCATCCATAAAAATATCCTTTCCTAATTAAGCAAACCGCAAGTAGAATTCTCCGAACAAGTAGCGCACTGATTCAGATCAGGATCTCGGAGCTCTGGCTTAGTACACCAAGGCGGAACGATTTCCTTCGGATCTTCCAAAGAAACAAACCATTCGAAATCTCCATACTCTGAAATGTCCTTAATCGCATCATCAACCAAAGCATTATAATAACCAAGATCAATATCATCTTGCTTACTCATAAGCTCTACTGTCTCAGATTCCAACCAACGATATCCAGTAGTTCCGGTTACAGCATAATACTTTCCATCTTTCTCTCTGACAAGAAGACCGCCACCACAATCTTTCTTGATAGGACAGAATGAACCAACACGACCAACGAAGTTGTACGAGTGTCCCTCAGAAATAATCGGCTTCAGCTCATCATCAGACATACCTTCGAATTCCGGATTAAGACGCTTAAGTCTCTTCTTTTGTTCCGGATCGCTCAAATCAAGTTTTGCATTAAATACTCGATTGGCTAACTCTCCCTCTTCTTTCTTTACATCTCGAAGAGTCTCATTCATATCCAAATATAGAGCCGAAGTAGTAGACTTCGTCTCGCAAAGATCCTTAAATTCGATCGGTTCCTTAGAGAACAAAGTCTTAAACACATATGGCTGAGCGAATTGCGCTCCTGTAGCGGTCCATTCGCCAGCATGGTCGCCCCACTTCGAATGTGCAATATAAACAGAATTGTTTACAATACACATACGATCATAAGTAGCCTCATGCTCGAAATTATACCCATACTTCTTACCATAATCAACAACAAATTGAATCATCTCAGGAGTAGCATTAGCAAGTTTAATACTATCAGTCTTAATATGAACAACCGGCCAACCACGATCGAGGCACTCATGCTTAAGATTAATCATAAACAGTGCGCCACGTTTGGCCACAATGTTGTCAATATTCCTAGGATCCTTAAACGGATTCTCAAACTTGGCAGAAGTCAATCCATAAACTGAATTAATAACGGTCTTCAATGCCGCAGCAAGATCCTTGTTGGTATATGACGCATTGCCAGACTCTAACTCTTCAACAAATGGGGCAAGCTTTCCATCCAGAATGGTCTTGGCCAACTCATAGTCCTTATGCTTAATGTCAATACGTGCTTGCTTAATATCACTGAACCTCTGAGTATAAGGACCAAACAGATTCAATGCTTCAATCGAACTCGGATGCATGGACGCAATATCGAGCAATGCAATATCTGTATACATTCCAGGATTGGCGTAAACGTATCCACCCTCGCCAACTAACTCATCACGATAATAACTCTTTCCGTGATCGAAAGTATATCCCGGGAACATCTCAGACAAATCAGTATATACAAACTTGCCCTGAGGATGACGATCGTTCCCGAAGATAATCCTAGTGGAATGCTGATTGGTCGTATCATTTACACTAAGTCCGGAGATCTTGGACAGAATTTGTCGTGCGGCCCAGTCGCCACTCAGATGATTGAAGACCGCCTCAGTAGAAATAACATCATTGTCACAATACTCTGCAACCTGAACCCATTTACTTTCAGGAACCGGCTGATCCCAAGGAAGACCCAACTCTTGGTGATGAATTCCGAGTTTAATCTCCCACTTCTTAAGACTCATCTTGTTGGCGGCGGAAGCAAAGTCATACACGTCAGTGTATGAAATATTGTAAGCCTCACCAAAGAAGGCATTACGACTACCGTTAACAATCTTCTGGCTCAGATTATAAAGTTCGAGATTGCTATAACCGAGATATCGAGCATACAGAATATGATTATCATACCTACGACAATTGAAGCCAACCAACTTCATCTTAATAAGTTGTTCGACTTCGGAAGGCGTAGGATTAATCATACGAACGCATGTCGTATCTTCTCCAGCATACTTCCAGTTAATCAGGAACAGATTAGGAAACACCTCAACGTCGAAGAATACGATTCTCTGATCGTCATAATCAATAGACGGATCGCTCTCGTAATTCTCAGACTTAAAATGCATCTTGGCTACAAGTCGAACACAATAATCAGCTTGGTGTGAGCTATTGTTAGCGAATGCAAGAACCTTCGGACGCATGTCGGTAAGATCATACTTGAGATCGCTCTTGTATGCATCTTCAAGAATCTTATAAATAAAGTCGACACTCGGTTTGGTTCCGGGATGAATCTCCTTATTAAGATTTCTTGTTACTTGCTCTCGAAGTGATCGCTCGCTTTTCACAGCTTTGAAATTAATCACTTTCTCTCCTTTCAAGGGAAGCCCACTAGAAATATGGGCAATGGGAAGATCGTTACATTTGCTCAAACGTCTACGCAACGAACTATTCCCAGTAAAGACTTTGATCTCAATCCCCTCAGAATATACTCGACTAAGTTTCTTGGGATCTCCGTCATAAATATAATGCAGATGTACTCCAGCACCCCCTTTACTGAACTCTGCATAAGTCGGAGGCCACTTTGCAGCAGCTTCCAAATTTAGATCTTGGTCTTTGTCTCCATCCGAATTCTTCAAATCGAAATCAATGACAATATGATTCTCCGGAACCTTAACATAATGTAACTGGTGAGTGTCAATATCATTAAGGGTTGTGGAGACCTCAGACCACTTTTTAAGGGGTGTTTCGTTAGAAGAGGCATATTGAGCCGGACAATCCTTAAACATGCCATCAAATAGGCTCTCAGAGGCTTCTAGGACCATTCTAGTAGGCTCTGCTACTTCAATCTCTTCTTCTCCGGCACCGTCATCAAGCTTTTTGATAAGTTCAAACTTATCTTTCAAGAATCCAGAATATATGTTCCAGACTTGCTTGTCGTCAACTCGACCCCTTTCAGAGTAGTTCTCAAAATAATTCTTGAGTTCTTCCCTGAATTTATACTTAGGCATCTTGTATTCGACATTAGCTTCTTGACAATACTCTTTGTAAATATCATAAGCCTGCTTCAAGGTAACGCACGGTTGTTGACTAAAGACCAAATATGAATCCTCAACAAAGTTAAAGAATACGTCCGTCTTGAACATCATGCTAACCGGACGATATGCATCATAATAATGCTTACCGAGATTCTCGAACACATCTCGACAATGATATGCAATCGCACCAAGCTCAAATCGAATCTGACTCATCAATTCGAAATATCGATTGATCGGAACTTTATTACCGCTAGGCGAAATATCGATAAGCCTTCGGATAATACCAGACTTAGCATCGGTAATCTTTACTGGTTTGTTCGTTCCCATAAATAAGAACGCGTTGACTTTAGAAGAATAACTAGATTTATACTTCTCATTCATCAACATGTTCTCATGAGAAACGATCGAATTCAACATAGTGTTGTCTTCAATCTTACTAAGATCGCCATCATGCTGAACGCCTATCAATGGATTTGACTTAAACGCTTCCGTGGCAAACATGTTCCTCGATGATCCAAGAGACTTAGCATCGAAGTTGACACAATATCCTTCGAACAGTTCCTCAATGATTCCTAGGATAGTTGACTTACCGGCTCCGGCTTCGCCATAAAACACACAGAACTTCTGGATGCTCTTACTTGCTCCGGCAACAATTGATCCGATTGCCCATTCGATCTTCTCTCGCTCGGCAGGTTCATACAAAGTAGAGATCAATTCATCCCAAGCACTATAATCTCCAGGCTCGAGGGGATATGGTAATCTTTTGCTAGCATAATCCTCTCGCTTAACTTCTTGGTTAGAGAATATCAACTTGGTATCCAGAGAATGATACTGATCCGGAAGAGTCTTAACCCATTGAGTATAGTTCTTCCAACTACTGGATTTGTATGAACTCATGTACTCAACAAAAATATCAGTCTCGAACTTATCCTTAACTTTCTCATAATGACGATCTAGATCATCGTCGACAATCCTTTGAATGTCTAATTCGTTCTGAGACCACAAACCAGTATCGGGATCCCAGACAGCATAGAACGAATGTCCGCGAGCCATGAAGTCCCTATAACTCCCGATTCGAAAGTCCGGAAATATCCTAAGCCCCTGATTTTTGATCATTGTCTGTCGTATACGATAAAAGTCCAACGGTTCCTCCTTTCAAGAGCTAAAATCCGTCAAAATTGGCTTTGTGATGTTTTTGAGATAATTTGGGCGGAAAACACTTATATATATATATACTATTTTAAATATTATTTTATAGTAGTATAAGAAAAAGTATCACAAATATGTCCAAATAACCCCGTCTACCAGGCAAAACGTTGTGTGATGTTTTTTGTGATATGTGATAAAAAAATCTATCACAAATGGCCTTTTTTGCCCTTTTTCAACCATTCTCACAAAGCCCAAAAATCACTGTGATAGTCCATGTGATGTTTTTTATCACTCAAAAATATCACATTTTATCACAAAAATTACAGATCAAGGTCTTCTTCGACCCCGTATTTCTCGATAAAATAGGTGTTCATCTGCTTCCAAATCTCAATTTTTCGCTGATCTTCACACCGGCCATCAATCAAAGGAAACAATCCACCAAAGCCATTTCGGGTGTAAGTGCGGTCGAGCATCCTAATAACAATGTCTTTAACCCTAAAATCCGAGTCAGGATACACCCAATTATCGTCACTCAATCCATCTAAACCAAGGTTCTCGAGCATCTCGTAAAACCACTGCAACACTCGATTCCCCTTAGTAGGATTCCACATAATGTCTTCATCAATTCGATATGCCAGTGCGATAAGCATCTCCAAAACAGAACAAGGCGATGAAGAATATAGCCAATCTTCAAAGTCCTCATCACCGTTACAATACAACCTGGCAAAATCCGATCGAAGACTAAGTCCATCTTCCGCTCGATTTACGTCATTATCAATATTCCATACGAACTCCATGTTAAATAAAGTTAGCATGAGCTTAGAAAAGGTGCAGTCCGGATCGTCAGCATGAACCAGACTGCACAAATAAGCAAAATACTCTTGTCGTGCTCGAGCGGTATCAATAAGTCCGCTCATATGAACTCCTAATCGCTAATGCTGACACTCTCTGAAGGATAACGATCACCATACGAAGTCTCGACTTTCGCTACCTCGTAGTCACTTTCCCGATTATCGTTACGTACGTAGATGATATCAGGCTCGTCTTCATTCATTCCAAAGAATTCTTTAAAATGCTCGCCGATAATATCCTTTGGATCCTCAATAGGCTCGTCCTGATCATCAGCCAGGACATCATCACCTGCGTAATATGTGAGTGTCACTTTCGAGTACCACTGCTTTTGGTTGAGCATCTCACTGGCAGAAATCGTTCGAGGAAAATCGGAACTTCCTTCGGCTAGAGCTTCCTCATGCATTTGTCGGTCGAACTCCAAAGCCTCATCATACTCGGAAATATCTTCCTCAGGAACTTCTCGCTCAGCCATATGCTCGTCAAAGTCACAATCATGCACGTCTCGACTCAAAGCATCCATATCAGCCTTAATAGCCTTAGCAGAGTCGACAGAAATGCCCTTCAGAGGGCCTGAGATGCCCCTAGAATCCTTGATATCACTATTTGAGGCACTGTTGTGTGCATAAGAAGTATAGTCCTCAAATTCAGGCTCTGAGGCGACCTTCTTCTTATACTCTTCCTCGTCGAATTTATCGCTAGCAATGATCTTATTTAGCTCACTCTGAGCCTTCTGAATACGACCGTTACTGTATTCGCGGTACTCTCGAATAACATCATTCGTGTGTTTCTCGAATTTTGCCTTCATCCCGAAATACGTAGCAATACCGCCTACTGCCACGCCTCCGACAAAACCGAGCAAAGTGCCAACCAAAGGTTTCATGGTTTGCTCCTATACTGTTAAAAAAGATTGTCGATAATATCAGAACTTACCTTGATGTTCTTAACCTTATGGTAAGCATCGAAATACCACTCGTCCTTAGCCTCATTATAAGTCACCTCATAATACATGCCATCGTGATAAGTAGTACTCAGAAGCCACTTCTCATTTCCGAGAATATAGCAATGCCACACCTGATAGATATCAACGTCCTCGATATCCTTTAGAGTGAGATTATAGGTGTCATCAACGTTCTTGACGAAATAGCTCCATACGAGTTTAGCTGCAATCTGGCCATTCTTAGAAGATCCGGCTGCGTGAATACATTTCATTTTTTAATTCTCCTTAGGTTTACAACAATAAAGACCGGGATAGCTAATAATATCCAATTCTCGTATCCCAGTCCCAAGTGCATCAAAGCCTTTTAAATCTCAAATAAGATCGTAGATCATACCGTCAATATTGAAATCCAAGAGGATAGAACGCTCGTCACCATTGACGAAAGCACGCTTAGCATAGTCGCTACCGTCGAAAATACCGAAGTCAATATATCCATCTCCGGCCTCCATCGCCGTATTGTCCTTGTTCCAAACCCAACCGACAAGCTGACCAGCCTCGGAACGATCGAAACCGAGTGCATCATACACCTCGTTCAAGAATACATGACCACGGGCCTTGAGCTTATCATTCATCTGATTCTGGACCATCTTAAGGAAATACATGTTCTGCTCAGGAGACTTATCCCAATTAATATTAGCCTCATCGAAGAAACGAGCATACTGAGAATACAGATGATCCGGTGCCTTCTCTACCTTCTTAGTGACAGTCTTAGTCTTACCGTCCTTAGACTTTACCTTATCCTTGACAGTCTCCTCGGTCATGCCATAATAAAACTGACGATCCTTCTCCTCTCCAAGCTCATCCTTAACACGAGAACGATAATTATTAAAGCTCTCCTCACAAAGCTTGTAAGCAGCCATGACGGCAACATTACGCTTGCGGAGAATATGCTGACCACCAAGAATAGCAGTAATCGAGAGAGCACCGAGAGTGATAGCAGGACCATAGAGTTTGATAAGCTTTACGGCAGTCTGCGTACGGTTGACAATCAGATCCTTAGAATAATCCTTGTCGGTATACTCAGCATCTACCTCAATCTCACCATCATGGACGGCATTAATAAGATTCGACTTCTTCTTAGCCTCGTCGAGAATATCCTCAACCTTCAGAGTAGCCTTACAGGCGAGAACGGTAGAACCGACCGTACCGATAACACCAGCGGCAGTAAGGATCTCGGGACTATACTTCTTCAGAATAAGACCGCCTCGTCCAATTGCGAACTTAGCAGTTTGAATAGCATTTGAAAAATTCATGGTTTCTCCTTTTATTAATAAGCTTTCTTAAGATTTGCTCGTACTTGCATCACTGTGTCAAGTCGTCTCATCTCAGGACTTCCGTTCAAGATTCGATTTTCTAATTCGTCCTTTACCATCTTATTAACCAAAGCATACTGCTCAGGCGTCATAGATTTTAGGACTTTTAGAATAAACTGATCAGTCTTTCCGTATTGTCTAGGAAATGGCATGGTAATCTCTTTCTCAAAAAATAATAGGGAGTAATTACTCCCTATTATCTTAACATGTGTCTGTTACTTAACAGTCGTCGTGGCTTTTAATAGCTCTTCAAAGATCTCCGGAAAAGCGGTCTTAATATCATTGAGTGCAAGTCCGTATCCATAAGGAAATCCACGAGTGTAACCCTTAAAGTAGATGAACAATCCTGTTACACCTAAAAAGGCTCCAATCTTGGCGTACTTAAAGATCTTGTTGCGAAACTCCATGTCATCAAGAATCTCTTCGATAGTCTTATCGTCTTTCTTAGCCATGGTAACTCCTTTCAACTAAATACCATGTCATTATAGGATGTGATTTTTACGCGTTTTTGCATTAATTATCGGGATTGTTATGTTCGTATCCAGGAGCAGGATGAGTGCGATCCCACTCGGTGTCGTGAGAAACATTCTCATCAGGCCATTCAATATCATCTCGATCCTCAGGACCCTCAATAGGAGTTCGGGTAACTTCCAGTCGATACTTAAAATCAGAATAGCAATCAGGGCAGAGATTAAAACGGTTGTAAATATACTTGCGATCATCGATTCCGTTGGCGATAACGATTGTGTGAGTATCTTCACTAGCAAGTCGGCAATTACAAATCGAGCAGATCATGATATATAATACTCCTTTATAAGTTAAAATAGAATTTACTTGAGGTCGTCAGGCCATACGTAATCCTTATTCGTAAGAATATCGTAAATGGCTTGTACCTTTTTCTGATCGTCAAGAGCATTAATGATTTCTACATCTTTACCCTTTGCTTTTGTTCCGATGACGCAGATTCGGCCATCATCTTCGAAAGGCGAGAAGCTTACAAGAAAACAACAACCTTTGTTACTCATCTCGTCCGCCTACTCGAAGAATCGCAGCTGCAATAAAACCCATAAAAAAATACAAAACTTGTATAGAGAAATAGGGTAAAGAGGTTGAAGCTAACCAGCATCTTTGACTTGTCCCTTCTTTTTCATCCTATAGAAAATAGCGATAACTTGGTCGTCAGGCATGAAACGAACTTTCTTCTTCCATCCATCGCCATCATAAGCATCTGCAATTTTCTCGCGCATTTGACTAATATTAAGACTCAAGGTCCTCACCGCCATACCCCCATATATAAGAGCATTAGAATAAGGGTTATCTCAAGTTTCGCAACGAACTTAATAATATAGAACAAAGCTACGCTAGAGATAACCCCGATTAATAAATAGGCGAGTACATGTAAGATTCGTTTAAGCCTATCCATCTTTTCCATCCTTAAAATTATAGAGCTTCTACTCGTGGGAGGTTGAGAATATACCCATCACGAACTCGACTAGTGCTCGCCATCCGCATATCACTCCAACCCCAATTATTATCAGTAGGATCGCTGTCAATACCCACGAGAGAATATAGATCAGCAAGAGTAGCGCAACCATAACGATCGCACAAATCACAAAGTCGATCAATTACCTGCTCCGCCTCCAAACGACTATTTAGAACAATATCATCATTGTTTAGCTTCAGAGTAGCTGAGCGCCTCGATCGGTTTGCCGAACGAGAATCTCGATTAGAAGTGTTGGAATATGATCCATAGCTCACATAAGATCGACCTCGATCACGAGAGATGTTACGAGTATTAGGACGACGCTCTCCATACAGAGCCATGTCCAAAGAACCCTTAATCATATCGCTGACGGTATCCTTAAACGCTGGAACAAGCACATCGTAGAGAATATAATCAACAATACTATCGGATTCTGATTCCTCTCCGATGAAAGCTTCTTTGAATTTGCGTGCAATACTCTTCTTGCGTTTAACAGCAGGCTGGCTGACGATCGGCTTAAGGTTCTTCTCCTCTTGCTCGGCCTTCAACTGCTTACTCTTATTAGAATTACCTGGGAAATTCGGAATCTCTGCCATTAGTTTGGTCCTTTCTAAAAATCGATACGATTCAAAGCATTGATTGCTTTTTGGTATTTAGCCTTCGCTTCTTTGATCTTGATGTCACGTTTAGCTTTCAGGGCTTCTGTGATAAGTTTCTTCGCCAAGTCGATAACCAATGTATGCGTTGGCCGCCATGGTTGTACCAATTACAACTGCTTTTGCAATAGGCGATTTGACCATACTAGCAACCTCTCCAGCAACATGACCAGTCGCGAATGAATGAATTCCAATAAAAGCCAAGCCTTCAATCCATTCCCTAGAAAACACGTTCATAATAGTTCTCCTTTCAAGAGAATAACACCTTCATTATAGGGTGTTTAATTCTCGCGAGAAAAAATAGAGAGGACTAATTAGTCCTCTCTAAATCTTGTGTTAGTGCTCTTTTACTTTCTTACTAAATAACTTGTCGAAATCGATATGCTCGTAGAAACGATGAATCGCTCGAATCTGATCGCCAGCTTCTTCCATGCATTTACCACCAACAATCGAACCAATCAAAGTAGCTCCGATCAGCATAGAACTCTTCCTAAATACTGATGCAGTAGCTGGAATGAATGCTCCAATAATTGTGGCAGCAGTTTCGTAACCAGCAATCGATCCAACGATGCTTCCTACGGCCTCGATAACTTTCCAGTTCATAATAGTTCTCCTTTCAAGAGAATAACACCTTCATTATAGGGTGTTTAATTCTCGCGAGAGTAGTTCAATTCGATCTTCCAAAGCTGAAATATTTTTATCGAAACGTACTAGGTCTTCTTCTGAATACCAGTACTCGTCTCGAGCTTTTGTCAATGTGTCTAACGCGTCTTGATATATGTTTATTAGTGAGTGGAGTTCGAAATCGGAAAGTTTAATCATAGTGGTGACTTACCTTTCAAGAGAAAAATAGAGACGCTAAGTTTTCTTAGCGTCTCTAAAGACATGTGCGAATTGTTAGATCGCAGCCTTCACAGCTTCTTCTGCAACTTCAGGAAGGACTTCCTTAGCAGCCTCGGCGACCTCAGAAACCTGCTTTCCCTTTCCCGAGCAGATTGCCCAAGCCACCAGAGCAACACCAGCGATGCCTGCTCCGGCGACAAGAACAACCTTAGCGGGGAACGGAATATCAAACTTCTTATCAGTCTTCTCCTCGACTACCTCATCAGCTTCAACCTGAACGTTCTTCTCGTCAGCCATGGTAAACTCCTTTCAACTAAATATACCATGTCATTATAGGATGTTATTTTTTCGCGAAATTGTTCAAATCGCTAATGGTTGGACATTGTCGTCTATATGATGCATCAAGGACATTCATAGCGTGATCATATTCTGCTTTTAGCTTATCTCTTTTTTCGAAATACCGATTTCTTAGCATATCTCCAAACGCGTTCTTAGCCAACTCTGGATCATCTTCTTCGAACCAAATAGCGTTATTATAAATTACATTTGGACGACTAGATATGTAGATTCTTTCTTTTCTGTGTGTGGTTTGCAGAACAACCGTGGCTAAACGAATATCGATAGAGTCGACATCCATTGTATCGAAGTATCCACCATTTACAAATTGTCCATTTATCAGAAGATAGCAATACATAAGAACCTCACAAAGAAAAAAAAGAGATACTAAGAATTCTTAGTATCTCTTTCTAGGCTAAATCGATTTACAGTTTCTCAATCCACCACATGATACTATCATCATTTCCAACTTCGTTGAGCAGTCCCTCGATAGCTTCCTTTGCTACAGGGGCCGGCTGAATCGCGCAACCACCGCCCTTGCTAGTCGTGCCACATGCCGCATTCCACCATCCTGTCAACGCCTCTGCCGCCTTAGCTTGGTTCTTTCCGCCAACCTCTAGAACAACATGAGTGACATCCTGGCAGATCGGCCCAAAGTGATGCCTATACATAGCATAAGCGCCAATTCCAATACCGACTCCCAAGCAAATAATCTCGGTTTTGTGCTCGTCGAAGAAATGCATAATATCCTGCTTCTTCATGAGGGTTCTCCTTTCAATAGCCTTTAACCCTTCATTATATGGTGTTTAAAATTCGCGACGGAAATCCGGAGAAGGAAGCGTGTAATAATCAATAGCCAAGCATGGTTTTCCGTTCGGAGCAACTAGAGACTTAATATCAATATCTAACAGTTTGCTAATGCTCCAACCTACAAGATGGCCGTCTTTTACTTGATTCTCGCCAACTGTAAGGAGCCATTCGTTCTTATCGGCGTACATGTCTCCGATAAGAACCTTGTTGAAATCATTTACGGCAGCTCTGATCTTTTCTTTATCGCTCCAAAAATATTGACCGGTAATCGTGTCATAACAAAGTTCCGTTCCAGTACTATAAGTTGGAATCACAACATCCGTAGAAGAATCAAGTTGATCTTGTGCGATTGCTTCTCGGATCTCCTCGTTCTTATCAGCTCCTAGAATATCAATAACCTTCTGCTCGTATGTATTAAGAGCTTTCTCAGTCATAGAATACGCACTGCTGAGGGCTGCAGTTCGAAGTGCACTTACTCGATTCGATCCAATGAAGCAAGCAATTGTGAAGGCTCCCATTACCGCTGCAGGAATATAGCATTTCCACGTTGCCTTTACAGTATCACGAACTCCCAAATATTCAAGCTTATGACCGATAACGGGCTCTCCCTCCATGCTATACATCTCGTCATGATCGCAGCGTGCCTTATCCAAATATGCATCATCGATAAGATCAAGCGCTTTAGGCGTTGCTCGTACTGCAAATACAACAGTCGATCCGATTCCGATAATTCCGAGTCCTGTTAGAATTGCTGGGGAATGCTTCTCCATGCCGCTCCTAATAACGTCCAAGTTTACCATACAGTTCTCCTTTCAAGAGAAAAACAAAGAGGCCAAGATTTTTCTTGACCTCTATTTGACTAGATTATTCTACTTTTTCAGTTATTGGCCAAATGCCATTAGCCCCATCATACCATCCTGAATCATATCCTTCAGAAAATCCAAGTTGATACTGTTTCTTCATCTTGTCATCGATATACTTCTTAACGTACATCTTGATGTACCAAAATGCGAACACAATACCAATTGAAATCACAAGAATAAATTCATAAAAGTATTGATCCTCAACAGACATGTACACAATAGACTCCTTTCATTGTCCAGTCTATTATACCCTGTACTATTTCTGCGAATATGACTCAAACTCGGAAGGAAGAAGTACGTCAAGTTTGTGGATCTTGATAATCGTAGCCAATCGCTTCTCATCGATAGGAGTTGTAATTCCGCCATTGCGAGCAGATCCCCAATAGCGTCCGTCCTTATAACCGATGGTCATCTTTGGATCACTAATATGACAGAGACTACCGATAACTTCTTTGTCTGAATAGCTTTTGTATAACGGTTCGAAAGTAATATTACATTTGGTTTCTTGCATCGTTTCTCCTACGTTTTACTTCTTGTAAATATAGCTCATAGTAATATAGGCTTGCTTCTTTGGTAGTTCTTCCCGATTCTAAATTATAGACGGTTTGCCTGGTAACACCCATGTCGGCGGCACAGACTCGCGGACTTAACCCAAGACTAAGCCTTAGTTTTCTTAGATCTCTTGGATTCATTGTTGCGTCCGTCTTCTGTGTAATTTACTGGCTTTCGACTATCTTCTTTAACCGGGCTGTGCAAGCACTCATTACATGGATCTTCCCATTCATCTACATCTGAATGCTTACAAGTTTCGCAATATTTATTAAAATCTACTATATGCATCATGAGTTATTCCTTAGAAACTTGAAAAACAACCAAACAAGCCATAGACCTCCAGTGATAACAGTCATAATCATATCAAAGCAGAAGTGTAAAAATGTGTATCGTTTCATGGCGTTACCTTTACTTAGCAGTCACTACAACATGGTGAACAAACATCGATGGATGAAAAAGCAAACCGTAGATTAGAATTCCAAGCAGTACAATAATGAGCAGAGCAGCAAGAATCCCAATGCCCCATAGCAAAACTTCACCAATCATCTCCAGGATATCCCGGATCATATAGCGCTTCATATGATTAGTCTCCATTCTTTGAAGATCCAAATTAGCGGATGCCATTAAAATCACTCTCCTTTAGCTTATAATAATCTTCGATGGTCTTGCATTTAGCTAGCATTTGATCCATCCTAGAGTACCAATGACGTTTCTTCAGATCCTCTTCGCCATTCTTCTCCTTATAACGAGTTTGGTATTTAATAATGTTGCCCTGACAGAACTGTCGAGCACCATAGATTCCGAGAGATTCGACAATAATGTCAAAAGACTCGAACGGTCCGACCATCTCGTAATGATTCGGATGGTTTACTGGATCAGAACTAGATTCGCAAGAATTCGGCTCATCAAAGCCCTCATCTACAATATTCCCGACAAACTTGAAAGTCTGATCAAGACCACGTCTAAGTTCATCCAGAAGGTTGTCTTGGAATTCATATCCATGTTGTTCGATAAAACTAACGATATAATTTATATCGTCTTCTACGTCATCGTCTTGTGGGTGTTTAGCTCGAGCGGCAGTACCGTAGGCGGATAAAATTTCTTTAATGCTGGCCATCGATGTCTCCTTTCAAGAACTGGCTTTTTTTTTTATTTGCTAATTATGCTGTATATCCTTTCTCATTGAGTGGCTGAGCATCTGTTCGCCTGTAAGAATTGCACGAGCGATCGGTTCGTCCGTTGGCTTAAAGCAACTACGGGTTATTTCCCAAAAATCATCTGAAATATCTGCCCTCCCGGTAATAAGTTTTGAATGAGGAAGTGCCTTAGCCCAATCACAGAAATCATGCCACTCATCGAGTTTATGATTTCTTCGAGAAGTATAAATGTTATTTAGAACTTCGTAATTCAGCATTACCGTTCGCTTCTGATTATAAGAGCTAGGCAGAAGCTGAATCATTTGCCACCAATACTTTTTATCTTTCGTCTCAAGATATGCATTTCGATATGTGTTTAAACCGTTAATGGTTAATTCAAGAATATCTTTTGGCCAGAAGGTAGTAGCATATTTAAAATGTGTGTATTTCGCATCATCCGCATAAGTATCATAAGGTTCGGCGACAAGTCTACCATTGTCCGAATCTGGGTCTGGATTTTCTTCCAAATGTTCGTGACTAAAATCGTCAAGCGTAAACTCTTTAGCCTGAATCTTATGCATCGTGCTGCAAGAATTTGCAACTGTTCCGACCTTGTAGGTATCGAATTCTTTCCACCAATATAGTGGAGCAGTGATATCACAAGACACGGCGATCATACGCATAAACTTACGATGATCGCTACCAGCAGCACAAAGACGACGCATAAGATCTAGATCATTATCGCCTATAACGAAACCGTCATGTTCCAGATTATAGGCGCAATTGTTTCTATTTTCATTGCATGAATGGCAAGCAACTTCTTTATAGCAAATACCACTATCACTCTTATCCCAAGAATTCATTGGGTTGCGCATACCTCGAATAGCTGCTTCCCATCCGTAAGTTTCAGTTTCTTCAATCTTAATCATATTACCTCTCCTACAAAAGAAATTCGGGTTCTGGCAGATCGAGTGTCCAAACGGATTTTACATGATGAGCATCTCGTTTAATAGACATTTTAAAGTTATCTGTAGTTAGTTCAAATGACCAAAAAGATCCAAAATCTGAATTATAAGAATCCAAGTCGCAATATTCTTTAAAGTCTAATGTCATAACACGACCATACTCAAATAGTGTATCATTCCACCATTGAATCAATTTATTTACATATTGATCGCTAGAAAGTTCCAAACGATATTTATCATTGGTATCCATTATTTATCAACCTCTTTCAAATCATCTATAGTTATACTGATCTACCTGATATATGCGTTTGGTGCACATCGGTACGCTCCATTTAATTGCTCCAAGTAGTTGTAGTTTTCTCGACATAACCCAATGGACTTGTCGAATATCTACGTTCGACTACAGTAGTATTACTAAACTTTGCCTCAAAGAATTTACATCCGTTTGGACAAGTACAAACCAAAGGAGCATTACCCCTAGTTCGATCGCTCATCATCCAAGCTCGACAGATGTCTCCGTGAACGCATGTTGGCATGTTCGTACCTCCACTCATCAATAAATTCGATAATTACATGACACATAAAAGAAAGGATCATGATTGCAATAGCTGCAAGTATCACAGTTATACTGATACAACATATCAGGTTAAGGATAATTGTTAGTTCTTTCAATTATAGTCTCCTTTTAATCAGTCAGTTTACGATTTTTGAATTTATCTTCCATTTTGCGATAACGATCTTCTTCGGCTTTATTTCGTTTCCGTGCTTTATAATCGCAAACGACAATTTGTATCAGAACATACGTTACTAAAAATAAGGCTAAAAAACATTCAATTATTATAATAACTAGAAAAGCATCAATTATTTTGTTCTCCATTATTTGTAGACTCTTTCTCTAGAATATAGATGACCGTATCTGGCCAATCCTCATCGGACAATAAATCTGATTTGAAAACGATCCAACCATCGTCAAGACACTCTCTAAGATAGTCGGCGTTTACCAGTTTATTGTTATTCCAAAACACCCATACTGCTTGATGCTCGATCATGCTTCAACCTCTTTCTCTAGAATATAGACATTGGAGACTGCCTTGCCCTCATGGTTGTACAGATGGTCCATCCGTTTGACGAACCAGCCTTCACGTAATGCTTTGACGAGATCATCGTATCCCCAACATCCGTTGTCGTTGTAATGTATCTTTACCGCACGCTGCTTAGTCTTCATCTTCAAACTCCCACATCAGATAGTTATACCAAGGATCCTCGTTTTCGAACATCTTCCTATAGCAATCGTTTTTGTTTGTAAATATGTGTGAATGTTCATAATTATAAAGTCGTACGTAAACAGAATCGACCATAAGGCGTTTTCCAAGTCGATTTAGGAATTTGTTCAGTTCTTTGAATGTGTCTTTATAATAACGATCCCTCAAATTGCCATCGAGAACAAGAAAGTATCGACTTTGAGTTTTGAAATCTTCTACTCTATTATAAAACTCGTCGAAATTTTGCCATGAATCATGTCCGGCAGTTTTAATTGTATAAATGTTCATAGGCTTTTCCGAACCAGTCACCTTTGGAAGATGGTCAATTACAGTCTGTAGAATATAATTTTTCTCAGCTTGGGTTCGTCCAGGAACATCCAATTCAATCAAACCTTGAACATAAGTCCAGCTACTCATTCCATAGATCCTTCCGCTTACGAGCTACGTCGTCCATCTGTGTGCATAATTGTCGCGTATAGTCGGAAATTCCGGCTAGTTCATATCCGTTTAGCATCGAATCCTCCATAATTATCTCGAAGGTTCGTTGCAAAATATCAACGTATCTAGCTGATTCATTTGTTGCACTGGAGGAAATTTTTACAGTGTATTCCATTACAAACCTTCTTCCTTCAGAATCTCAGCAACTCGATTTTTCAAGTCATATACAAATACTAGTCTATCTATATCAAAATCATCAATGGGAACGTCAGGCTTATTGAATTTAATAAAATCACCAGACCATTCTTTACTATCAACATAATAAGCTAACCTTGTCGAAGGTGACTCTGGAGGTTGATCTTTCGTACGTATCGTGAAAGTTATAATCATTAATTTTGAATAATCATAATTATAAAATTTATCAATAGAAATAGCCCTAATTTGTTCAATCATTACAAACCTTCTTCCTTCAGAATCTCAGCAACTTTATCGTCCAACCCCATATAGCTAGCAATGTTAAACGCTCGTCCAGGCTCTAATGCAATAGTCCCGCCATCAAAAGGAGTTTCGGCAAACCACCGTTGATCCTTTACTGCATAAATTAAAGTCACTAATTCGCATGAAGCAGAATTCTCACAGACTTTGTAATTCTTCAATGTGAAATTAATACCCGAAAGATTTCCATCTCGATCATAGAATTTGTTAACCGTATAGTCAGAATGATTCATGCTAATGTCCACCCTTAGCCTCCTTACGAGATTCAATCTCATCAAGCAATTCTGCGGCGTCATCTATCGTCATATCTTCATAGACCTGGGACTTTCTACGAATGCCGTTCGCACCATCAATATAGTATACGAGTCTTACGTCATTTATAAGAGATTCGTATGTGGCTTTTAGATGCGCAAGTCGAGGTTTGATTTCATTAATGCGTTTAGACACTTCGACTTTTTTATCCGTTCGCTCGTCAAGAATCGACATGTATTGTATATAATCATAATACACATTTTCCAAATCCCAATATTGTTTATTGAGATTTTCTAGTTCTACCTCATAGCTCTTGATAATGGCTTTGAACTCACTCGGTTTAATATCGATCTTCATGGTTAGCTCTCCTTTTGATTAGACGTTAACTTTTTAAGCAGTTCTTCTTCGGTATAGTCGGGTACTGGTTCTTTAACGTTATTAATGCCGTAAATAGCATTAAGCGCGTTCATATAGGCACTACGCTTTTCGAATAGTATGAGGAAATACATAAGCCTAGATTGAACTTCCATCCATTGAGTGTCTAGAACTTCTAATCTATCTTCATAATGTTCGTCTAAAAACTTATTGTTCTTTAGTTCATCTTTGAGTTCTTCGCGTTTCTTGTCAAGTTCAGATTTTTCGAGTTTGTATCCGGCAATGATTCGTTCAATATCATGGATTGTTAGATTGACTTTCATGGTTAGTGCTCCTTTTTTTTTATTAAGATTTTATTGACAGGCTTCTGCAAATAAACGAGTTGCAATCACTTCTTCGTATTGTCTTTCGATCCATTTCTTATAACGTAAAATTTCTCTAACTTCGTAGTTTAAGCTGTATGACTTTACTAGTTTGGTAACGACATTATCGTTAAGAGGAGACCATGATTTATTCTGTTCAAAAATTGTTCCCGACCATTTGTCTTGATCAATGTCATAATATAACATAACAGGACGTGCTTTTTTGTCTTTGCTAGTTATTTTAAACTGCAGTCCGTTTAATGCCAAATTCTCATCATAAGTTTTGTAAACGATTATATCATCTTTCATGGTTATCTCCTTTTCAAAGAAAAAGAGAAGAGCTTATATTTCTATAAACTCTTCTCCATGACAAACTAAAGCTCGTCAAGCTCAGCTTGCAACTCACTGATGCGAGACTCATACCCATCTATTCGATGCTCATAGCGTTTGAGTTGAGTAGCCAATAGATCCCCATCGAGCAGATCGGTGCAAGTCTGCTTTATCTCGTCTACTTGCATCTTCTCATCAAACTTAAGACCGTCATAATAATTTATGAGAATGGTAATCTCGTTATTTGTAAGTTCCATTCCGACTCCTTTCAAAAGTCTTTATATGTCATTATACCATGTGCTTTTTTCGCGATTATTCAATTAAACATGGTACCAAGTTAGAGCAAGTGCTACACCATACATGTGAAGGAGGGCGTCCGTTTTCGTATTCTACAACAAATAAATGATGACAATACGGACAATGGATAGTGTATAAACGTTTGTTACTAGAGTATAAGTTATCTTCAATCATGTGTTTTACCTTTTTAATACAAAGAATCAATACTATAACGTCCGTAGTCCATAACCGGGATCGGGTCAGGAGGAAGAGCTTCGTTTGCAGTGGACCAAACAACTCTAGTAGTTTCCTCATCATAGTCTACTGATTCGACTTCGAACATTCGACCTTTGAACCGTCCTCGATTGGCTGCGACCAAATCTCCAGGCTGCAATTCACAAAAGCTGTAGTAATCCATTATTCGTCAATCCCCTTTTCATCATGTATTGCTGACTCTTCGGAAGTATTCTTACCAGCCTCATATGTACAATCAAGTGACATAGCTTCTACTTCTTTTAATAGACCATGCCTAGATACAATGGCGTACACTTTCGGTAGATTTATTTCCTCATGATGCTTATTAAAACCAAACCATTCATTCCTATCTGGATTATAATAAATGCTAGATCCGTTTAGAAATTCAAACTGAATCATTGATACGTGGTTCGGGTTTTCTTTCCAAATCTTTGTTGTGTACTGATTCATGGTTACTCCTTACCAAATGCTTGATTCTTTGGGATCGGGAAGCGTTAAAGCATAATATCCGCATTCGTCAAGCTTAAAGTAATCCATAGTTAACGGATTGAACCACTCTAAATAACTGTCATAGGGAAGTTGGATAGAAAACAAACCTTCTAGATCAGCCACCATTACTCGTCCTTTGTGGGTTAATTTCGAATTCCACCAATCGATAAGAAATTTGGCATCATAATAGGTAAATAAAAGCTTGTCGTTCATGGTTACTCCTTATAAGTGTCTAATTATCGGTGTAAAATAAGGTCTAAATTATTCGATTCCTTTCAATAGCTTTTTTAATTCCGCAACGGTCCCATCTCCACAGCACCTAAATTGCTTAATCTCTTCAGGGCGTTGTACATTTAACTCGTCTAAGAGTTGTTGGATAGTAAGGTTGTCGTACTCTCGTTTAACGCTATTATACCATTTGTCACGCTCTTTGGCTCTCTCTCTGCTGCTTGCTGATTTGTAGACATGATCTCTGTCTTTTTTATTCCAAAAAGCGACTAACAAATATCGATACAGCCTTGACCGAACTTTTATTTTTGTACCTTCCAAATCCTTCATTAACATAGTGATACTCCTTTCAATAGTTGTAAAAATATTTTACAAAAAAGCAAATGGTGAGACAATACTACTTACCAGAGTCTACGACTCAACCATCTGAAAAATATAAAGAAGGCTTACCAAGACCACTTTAAGTTTGGCAAGAGTGGTTCGATTTAACGAACTTCATCAAAGTGTTTCACTACTTCCTTCTATTATATCGTGTGAAATTTTCGCGAATTAAAAAAAAGGATATGGCGTATAATCTACGCGGCATATCCTTTTCAGGAGTCGTTCTAATAAATACTAAAAATACTTCAACTAGAATTTCGGAATAAACATCGGTGCTTTACCAGTTAAAGCGATCTCGTCTTCAATCTTCTTGATAGCTACAATACAAAGTAACGAACCGCCGATCTTGACGAATTCCTTAGCAATCCCAGAGAAATCAAAGTCCAGCTTAAACTTCTGGTTACCCTTGATTCGCTCAAGCTTCTCTAAGTTATCCAACATTTTCGTATACTTGTCCGTATCACTATGCTCGACAGCCATCTCTTCAAGAACCGAATTGATCTCGTCGTCCAACGGATTAGCAAAGAACGTCTTAATACCATTAATTGCTTCGGTGAAAATATCCATTTTGCATCCTTTCAAGATATGACTCCTCATTATAGCATGTGTTAATTCTGCGTCTTATTGACTGTCACTACGAACTTATCGTTCTTAGCCAAAGAGGGGAGATCCTCATGCAGAACGAGCTGATACTTGTCCTCATCATCCTCGTTCTTAGACTCGTCTACGGTAAGCTCGCCCTGACCAGTATAATTGTTCGAAGAAATATGAAGAATGGTACCAAGGAAAGTTACTACAGCAGTAATAACACCAGCCACAACATCAGGATAAGGTAGACCAGGAAGTCCACCCTGGACCAGAACGCCGCTAATGGCCAGATACAGAGTAGCAATAGCAGGAAGAACAATGTTAGTAACATACTTAGCAACCTTATACGTCTTGTCGTCAAGAACCATGTTTTTCTCCTTAAGAATTCCTAATAGGAAGTTTCTTTAACTCGTTGGCTACTTTACTACCAGATCCGTTTCCACCGTTTTCCACGTATGGCTCGTACAGATATGTAAAGAAGTTTTCGTACTCGTCCTTTGTAATATAACCTCGTTCGATATAGGTCATGCCAAGGGTGATAATACGATCGTGAGCGAGTCCAATAAGTAGTTTCTTCTGTGCCTCTCGATTTTGAGCAGCGATCTCTTCGCGAGCACGCTTTTCCTCTTCCTTCTGGTCCATACGCTTCATAATAACGCTCCAGAACCCAGAAGATGCAATTATAGCACACGCAATAGTAACAACACACTGAGTTAAGTCCATCCCTGTTGCTACCTCCCTATTAGTTTTAATGTCTGTAAAATATAAACTCCATAGTCAGCTACAAAATTGCATAGCCATTCTTCAGCTTCCACCCAGTACCGCGGATGGACCATTTGATGAATATCATCAAGTAAATGGAAGCTAAATATGATACAATGACCGATCTCGTGAATCAGTACCTTGGTTAGAAATTCTCCAGAGATTTGGTTTGATATATAAACTGTCATTGTCTCTAGATCAGTCACGGCGACTGTAGCTTTACCGGTACGATCCACGAGAATCGGATCATTGTAATCAACATATTGGATACGCCAAATATCATCACCTAATTCGAACGTATCCATCTTTAGGCTAAGACATCTCGTTAACCAAAGAAGTTAGCTGAGACTTCATTTGCTGACGAAGCGTCGGATCTGCACTATTCCAAATCTCTCGAATTGAAACAATAACAGAGTCGATATGCTCACGTGCCTTTCCATCCATAGAACTCTTATCCGAGCTGGAATGGGTCTCAGTATAGTGCTTTCGAGCGTCACGATACTCGTTAAATACTCGACCATACTTCTCGTCCCAGTCATGATGAGGCATTCTAGTCCGAGAGTATGAACAAACTGAGTTTACGAGGTAACGTCAGAATTACTCGTATTTTCAGCTTCGAGATTTAGTCGCCAAATGAGTTCGGCTAGGTTTTTATTGATTGCCTCAAGAACATATGAAGAAGTCGGAGGATCAAACGCGATACGAGTCTTCTGTGACAAATATGTCGCCACTGCTCCTACGTTCTTAAACCCTCCGATGAAGTCTTCGAATGTCTGAGAGGAATCAGTAACCGTAAACCCATCAGACGGACCAATCCCATTTTGAGTGAGATCAAGGATGGCAGCGTTTAGAAAAACCAGAATATCCTGATCGAATGCGTCGTAGTCCGAACCCAGACCACAAGTCTTCTTAACTGTATCCAAGATGCTTGCTGTTTTGTCAAACGGCATGATTACCATCCTTTATTCGTTAAATATTAGTGAGGAATGTTGAAGAAGTTAGCAGCCTGCTTGGTTGCCTCCTCCGGAGTGATTCCCATAGTGTTGCAGAGATTCCTTGCAATCTCCTCGCCCTTCTGAGCATCGCCGCTCTTGACGACATTCAGCATTGCTTGGGCTTGAGGGTTGTTTGCAATATTAGGATTTGACTGTGCCATGTTAAGAATAGCATTAAGCGGACTTAGCATTGTTATCACCCTTCCTCATTACCTGATTAGGCTTGGTGAAAAGATCCTCAATCTGATCAAGACGTTCATCCATATGAGACATTACCTCATCAAGAGTTACTGTAGGATTATCGTCCTTAGCGTTTGCAGGAAGATACTCAAGAGTCTGAATCAGACCATTGGGTGTCCACTGCTTTGCAATGATCTTAGAGAAGTCCTGAAGCGGGAACATAGCAATTGTTCCATCCATCGGTACGTCGTTCGGAGTAATCTGACTCTCATTTTGAACGACCTTACCGAAAATGGTCTGCTTTGGAGCTGGTGTTACGTATGGCAGAGTGACATTCTGGTTGCCGGGCAGCCAAGTCTGTGGTGTAGCTGGTTGCTGCCCAGGAACCTGACCAATATACGGGTTGTACAACTGCGACATGAGAAACTCCTTTCAACGATTTCTCAAATAGAGTAAGAGGGCATCATAGGGACAATTCTGGATTTAACAATGGAAAGGACAGAAGAACGAAGTTAAATCGAAGAACACCTACGACATCTTGAACTAACGAATTGTCCCCAGGATACCCTCTTACTTTGAACTACTAAGAGATCTTCTTGTACTTAGTAGGATTTGAACCGTCACCCTTCGAGATGATAATAGTATCGTCTGAAGAATCTTGGTTCGATGGTTGCTCAGGTTTGGCTGTAGGTTGCTGGGGAGTCTGAGCAGGCTTTACTCCAGCATAGGCGTTCCAGGCGTTTGCGTCTCCATAGAAGAGATCAGCGTCCAGATTGCCGTTATAGCCGTTTAGTCGACCGTCAGAGCAGAATTGCCACATGCAAACAAGTCCGTCTACATCAGGGCAATCCCACGATTCAGCCATTTTGAAAGTTGGGTGTGATACTGCCGGATACGAAGCGACCCATCGTCCGCATTCCTTATCCACGCCACCTTGATTGAATCTCCAAGGATTTGCATAGATAATAGGGGAGACTCCCCAGCGGCTACGGACGACTTTGACCCACTCGTTAACCCAGGCGACGGACTGCTTCTCTTCCCAGTCAAGGACGGGAATGGCATCCCCCTTGTAGCCGATACAGTTATCACAGAAGTAGTTTGCCTCTGCAGTAGCATTACCGGCCTTAGCGTAATGATATACGCCTCGGAGGATGCCTGCTTGCTTCGCCTGTTGGAAATGTGGATCGCAGTAGGGATTTACGTAATTCGTACCCTCAGTACCCTTAATCACGACGAAATCAATCTGGCCTTTGACTGTTGTGAGGTTCAAGCCAGACTGATATGACGCGATATCAATACCGTGAAGCATGATTTACTCCCATTTTGATTTAGGATTGGGTGATCTGAGTCCAAGCAGATTCAGAGCCAAAGACACCAGGCTCATAGGTATTAGAATCAATATTAGACTCATAGATGTTATTGTACCTGGTCACTCGGTCACCCTTGTTGTAGATATGCCCGTTCTCCCACTCGGGAGCAGTCTCACCAGAAGAGGAAGGAAGCACCTTAACCCAATTCTGGGGACTCTCTACGGGCGACGTGGTAGAAGTCGAGGTATGAGTCTCCAGAGCCTTATACAAAGTGCCGTTATAGAGAACTCGAGTACCTACGGTATATACCACTGCATTGCCACTCCACTCAGGATAGAGGGCCGGTACCTTCAAAGCCTCATCATCGGACAATTTCTCCGCCTGCATCATAGCAAGCGTGATAGCAGCATCCTGAGGAGTACCAGCATTGGGTACAACATCCCAAACCTGGGTAATAGAACTGCCGTTGTCTCGGAATCGAGACTCAGCATGATAACCTGTCGGAATATTAGTAGGTGGATCGACCTCTATAATAGGACGACCGGTAGATAAATCCGGCGTAAGGATTACCATATCATTTACAAGATTGCCGTAAAACATTTGAATCCTTTACTAATCAAGATACGAAGTAAGAGTTCCATCAATCCACGTGGCCTCTCCAGATGTGCCGCCCATATAATAAGCCCATACTTGCATGGGCGTTGTGTGATCGCCATCCACATTTACCTGGTTGACCCATCCCATCGCAACGTTGTTATTTATACGAGAAACCAATGGAAAATATCCAGTGCTGATTGGTATACGTCCCTTAAAAAATGCAATTGGAATATCGCCAATATGCCAACCATTTGAAGGAACTCCTCGAACTGAATAGAATCGAATAATCAAAAAGCCATTCTTTATTCCATACAAAACTTTGTTACTGAGATTCGCAGATAGACTATTATTTACTTCTTTATGCGTAAGGAGATCATACATTGGAGTATCAGGAATTCTATCAATATTATTGCCATTAAATTGCAAATTATCGGCAATAAGATTGATCGTTCCTTTTTGGACAGCTCCTCTAGAATCAGTTCCTTGAGTGCTTAAAGTCAAGACCCCTGGTTTATTCGAAAACGTTTGGGCATGAATTTGAGCAAAAGAATCTAATCGGTTATTTGCTGTGTTCGCTGTAATAAGAACTTCTGGATTTCCAGGACCTCCGACATTTACTCCACTATTTTTAGGAGCAGCGCTTAGAATTCCGACCGACTTTCCTTGATTTGCAACTTCCATGGGCAGAACTCCTGTCGAGATAGATCGAGCGATACTCATGCTCATATTGTTGGCGTCTGTCAAACGACATTCAATATAATACACTGAATTGATCGATGCTTGAAAATGGACATTGATTGTACCATTTGGTTTACTGAAGTCTCCGGTAGGAGTCACAGCAACTCCTTTTGAGCTTCCGTCCTGATAGTATCGACATTCTATCGTTTTTGGACGGTTATTCTTATTAACCATCGTATCTACCCAATATTGGAAACTAGCGTAACAATATCCGCCAGAATAATCCACAGTGGTAGAGTTAATAGAATTCGTACGAATGGCCAGACCCGTAGAGAAATAAGGTTCAACGTATAGAAGTTTCCATACCGCATACAGAGTTACGTCAGAATCTGCGCCATACTGTCCACCGGGTTGATAATCAGCTGTGCCGGTTGGTGATGTCGACCAACCAAGGAATTCGTAATTGCTTCTTGTTGGCTTGGCAGTGCTAAGTGTTAAGACAGTACCATACCATTTAGTCTGACTACCAGGAGCTCCTGTACCACCATTTGCGTTAAAAGTGACAGTATGGTGTGCCAGCGCAGGGATCGTAATTGTCTGACTTGCTGAACTTGTTCCGTTCATATAGCCAGACTGGTTTGTTACTGAACCGGACAGAGTGACATTATAGGCAGTATGACCTTTTTCAAATCTTTTAGAAGCAGATGTGATATCTTTCCAGTTCCAGGAGCCAGTTGGGGTGTTGAAGCTGGTATTGACCGTATTTGACGCACCGTTAGCGTTTGCCGTACCTACAATGCCAGTCCAAATTTGAAAACCCCAACCACAGTCCTGAATACCAACAGTTAGTCCGGCAGATACAGAATATCCATCCTCGGAGGACCAAGTCTCAATGTAACAACGCCAGTGATTGGTTGTGTCACCATAAATAGTAGCCAATTGATCCTCCTTTTAGGGAATATAAACCAGTTGCATCGAAGTGCCTGTATCACGCCACTGATAATGGCCCATCTGTACTCGAGAAGCTTTCACAGTAGAGGTAACGCCATCCAACTCCATGATTGTCTGATCACCCTGCATGAACTTCTCGCTGGTATTAGTCAGCTTCGTACGGAACGAACTTGACGAGCTACCGATTGTCAGAGTAGGATGGTTATTCTCCCTAGCGAATGTCATGTAATCGTTGACATTCTTAACCGTCGTAGACATACCTGAGACAGTTGTCTCGGTTGTCTGGATACGAGAGGTTAGAGACGTGGATGTCTGTTCAAGCTGAGACTTAGTAGCATAGCTCGATAATGTCTTGTTATTGACATACGTAGCAGCTACTGTAGACTTAATCGACTCAGCAGTCTGGTTGATCGAGGATTGCATATTCGTTACAGTCGTCCAAGTTTCCTGAATGATTGACTGCGCTTCGCCCTCGCTCGGTTCAGATGATTGTGGAAGAACGCCTTCGGACTTATGTTCCCATTTTAAATATCGCCCCTGAATACTATATCTTCCCTTAGGACGAGACCACGGGAGATAACACCATACGTCGCAGACGTTGTGAGCAGTTGCTCTAATCATTACTTTAACACCGTCACAATGGAGACCGTAGTTTACTGTGACGCCGAACGCTTTTGTAGTAGATGGCGTTTGTTGATAGCCGTCCTTAATCATAATTTGCCAATCGGCATTCTGTGACGCTGAACCATTATACCCATTTCCAGACCAGACGTTAATCGTCACTGAGGAACTATCGCCACTGGACGTGAAAGTGCCAAGCTTTATCCAGCCGGGAGTATAAGTGTTACGCCATCCAAAGTAATATGTTCTAAGAGTGTCTGTCGTCTTAGTATAGTTATTCGCTAAGTCATTCTTGACCGAATTAGCCGTACTATTAGCAGTAGTCGCAGTAGACTTAGCCGTATTAGCCGTAGAAAGAGCAGTATTAGCATTAGAAGAAGCTGCATCAGCAGTAGATTGAGCCTTTGTGACGTTTCCGTTAGTAGTACTCAGTTCCGTTTTGGTAGCGTATGTCTTGGATACAGTTGATGTAATAGATTCAGATGTGATCTTTAGTTGGGCATCAGTGTATTTTTTGGATTCGGATAAAGCGGTGTTAGCTTTGTTGGAAGCATCGATCTTAAGATCTTCAGGAGCCGGTGACCAAGCTGTGGCTTTGTTGCCATACTCCAATTTCATATGCGATACGGTTACCTTTCCGGTAACATTATCTAACCTTAGGCCGATACCTGTAGCTACCTGCGATGAATCGGCGGTAAGTGTAAATTTGTGGTTTACGTGATGTCCAGTTGTAGAGATATTAATTCGAGAAAGATGTATATCATAGGGTGTATCGTTCCACTGAATAACTGCGCTTCCTCCAGCAACAGTTCCGACTACATCGCAGACGATCACGTATGTTCCGCTTGGGAGACTTCTCACAGCATTGTTGAATAGGTGATACATAGAGTTGGCCTGGTTCACAGTGTTGTTTCCGGTCATAGTGAATGGAGTTTCAGTACCTATCAACAAATTTCTGCTACCTATTTGGATATTATCAATAGCACTCGTAACCTCAGTCTTGGTCGCCCTTAAAGCAATAGCCTCACTATTCTGCGTAATCTTTGTCTCTGCCTGGGTCACACGGTTTTTAAGAGCGTTAACATCGTCCTGAGCCTTCTTAGCGTTAGCCTTGGCCGTATCAGCGGTGCTCTGCGCCGTACTAGCAGCAATGGCAGCCGCATTAGCCTTGGACTGCGCTGTAGCGGCATTCTGCTTAGCGGTATCAGCGGTACTCTGCGCTGTCGTAGCTAACTTATTAGCCTTGCTAGCGGCAGAGTTAGCAGCATCAGCAGCGGTCTGAGCAGAAGCCACAGCATTCTTAGCAGCTGTTAACTCCTCATCAGTCACATCAGCCCTATTTTGAAGAGTCTCGAGATTCTTCTTGGCATCCTCAAGAGAGGCATTAGCTTTATTAGCAGCAGCCTGGGCAGCATCAGCATTTGCCTTGGCGGTCGAAGCCGCAGTAGCAGCACTAGTAGCATGTTCTTGAGCCTTGTTGGCAGCAGTCTGTGCAGCAGTAGCCGTTGCATGAGCAGTACTAGCCGCAGCAGCAGCATCGTCAGCGGCCTTCTTAGCGTTATCAGCAGTCGTCTTTGCAGCAGAGGCATCCGTACGAACTTCTTCGACGCTACTTACTGTCTGCTCGATACGATCACTAAGCTGATTCACAGTAGACTTAGTGGCATAAGTCTTCTCAACGGTGTTAGAGAGATTTGTCACAGCCGTATCGTCAGTATACTTACTGGCTTTAACCCAATCGGCCTCAGCATACTCTTGACTATCAAGCTTAGGAGTCTGGCAACGCATAATATCGCCGTTGGAGCCCTGAACCCACAAGTCTCCAATGTCATAAGGCGGTTTCGGGGTGGTGATAAAGATACGCTTCTTAGCATTTGCGGTGTTCTGAGCATTAGCTGCATCGGCCAAAGCCTTAGTTACCTCAGTATCCTTAATCCTACCCCAAGAATAGACCCCATTTTGATGCATATAGCGATAGCAGAATCCGGTCTTATTGTCGTAGTAAAGGTCTCCAAGATGAGTCTGACGATCATTATCGGTGGTCCAATGAACCTCAGGTTCTGTCAATGCATTAGGGATGCCATCGTAGAACCAAGTTTGAATAGCGCCATCAATCTGATCTTTAAGATTAGTGATATCTCCATCAAACTTAGTAACAGCGTTTGCCAAATCAGATGCATTTGACTCAGCTGCTTTCTTAGCTGCATCAGCAGTAGATTGAGCCTTTGTGACGTTTCCGTTAGTAGTACTCAGT